ATGACCCAACCAAGTTCAAACGAGGGCTTTTTTCCCCCGAGACTGCTCTCACATCTCGTATCCCCACACAGCTATCTGGAACTTCGAGATGAGTTAGCGCCTCCTCATAGACAAACGACTGACTCAATCCTCCTACGCACGCTCACCGCTCGCGATATCGCCATTCTCACAGCACTTGACCAATACCGTTACCTCGATCGAAAGCAAATCCAGGACCTGTTCTTCCACGGACCACGACCTTGCCAGATCCGGCTTCAGTATCTCAACACTCAACACGTTGTGGTCGCATGGCACGTCCGTCTCCAACCAGGACTCCACCCGCGTCCGTCCGTCTACCTTCTGTCTACCCGGGGGGCTCGCCTGTTAGCGCGAGTTTCGCAGGTCGACCAGGGCCCACCGGTCCGGCGCGCCGAGCACGCACGGACCCGCGCCTACCACGTGACGCACGACCTTGAAGCCAACGCCTTCTTTGTTGCCCTAGCGCGGGCGAGCGCACCGCTCCCGGATCAGGGTCTCTACCACTGGGTCGGCGAACGCGGCTGCTGGCGTGCATATCAGGAAGCTCACGAGCTCGGACCTATTCCGGACGGATGGGGCCGCTATCTCTTGCCCGAAGGCGAGATCATCTTTTTCCTGGAGTGGGATCGCGGCACGGTACCGCGCGCCCGTCTTCGCGCGAAGGTGAATCACTACGTCAGATACTTCCGCCGCCGGCGCGGCGCCGCCAACACGCACGTTTTCTACGCGGTTCCTACCGCGGCGAGGGAGGAACTGGTTCGGACAGAGATCAACCAGGCGCTCCGGCTCGTGGGGACCGAATGCTGCCGATTCTGGACGGTCACCATCGAGCGCCTCCAGCGAGATGGTCCCTTGGGCCCCATTTGGCGCGGCCCTGAATCCGCCGGCAACCTCACATCATTCGTCGATCTCCCGACCCAGCCACGTTCGCCTCTCCCACTACCAGGCTGCATCGCGAAGCGCGACTGGTGGAGACATCGTCCCGCGGGAGGGCAGGGCGCCTGACTCACCTTCGTCTCGTTGGGCGGCGTGGGCAGGGGCCAGACTCCGGCCCCCCTGTGGAGCTTGCGGGTCGAAACCGTTGGCGGATCCGCCTCGCCTTCATCCTGGCGGAGTCCGTCGGCTCCTCGGTTCTGGACCGATCCGGCCAGCCGCGTCGCGTCGATCCCGAGCACCCACCCGGAGGCGCGGCGGCGTGACGACCCGGGCTGCGACGCTTCCTGAAGGCGTCGCCGTGCTGCCATTGGCGGTGATCGATCCCTGTCCGATCCAGCCGCGCGTCAACATCTCGGTGCGGCTGGTCGAGCAGCTGTCGGCATCGATGAAGGCGGGCCGTCACCAGCCATTGGTCGACGTCGAACCGGCGCCGGGAAATCGCGGCCGCTACCAGATCGTCTCCGGTGAGCAGCGCTGGCGGGCCGCCCGGGCCGCCGGGCTCACCCAGGTGCTGGCACGCCTTCACCCTCCACTCGGCTATCTCGAGCGGCTCGAGAAGCAATTTGAAGAGAACCATCTGCGCGCCGACCTCGATCCCGTTGAAGAGGCGCACTGCATCTTTCTGCACAAGACGCTTCGTGATATCGACGTTGCCGAGCAGCTCCTACGCGGTGCCTCGGTCGATTTCCAACTGTTGGAGGACAAGCGCATCGGCAAACGCGAGGCGTTTGTCGAACACCTCGATGGCCTCCGAACGCTCCTCGTGCAGAACCGGATCAACGTCGTGAATCAGGAGGGACGGCTCGTCGCGGGACCGTTGGCTCCCTGGCGGGAAACTGAAAAAGCGCTCGGCATCTCCGAGAGCGGTCGAAAAGCCAAGGTCGCCGTCGTCCGGCTCGATCCGCAACTCCAGGATGAACTTCGCACGCTCCCCGCTGAGCACGCCATCCAGATCGCGCGACTCGACGATTCGACGCAGCAGGCTCAGTTGGTGGAGCGGGCCCGCGACCTGACCCACCGAGAGGTTCACCAGGCCGTTGCCCGCCTTCGCGGCGATCCTGACCTCACCGTTTCTGCGGCACTGGCCGAATCAACGGATGCACACCGTCAACACGCGGATCCCCTCGCCTTCGAGGTCCAGATGTCCCGAATCAGTGACCTTTGCCGGCAGCTCGTCCGCATGGTCAACAACCTCCATCGCGGGCTCACGCATCCGGAACGAGGACAGCTGCGAGATACCCTGGCTGATCTTCGTCAAGCGCTGGGCACCTTCGAGGCCGAAACCCCGTGACGACCGCCTGCGGGCTGACCTGCGAGGTCTGCCCAGCGGCGTCGCCCTGCGGCAAGGTCTGCAACTTCTGCATGGCTGGCCGTCATCGAGCGCATGGCGCGCAAACTAGCTGCGCCCACTGCGACACCAATCCCCTTCTCCGGATGGATATCCGGCGCGCCGTCATCGATCAACTGGGAGGCCTGGACTTCGTCTGGCCACGCCCCGTCCAGCACCTTCAGATTGCTGACCTACCCCTCCATCTCCCGGTGCTGGTGCAAGCCTATGCGGACCAGATTGATCGTCCCTGGGTCGCGCTCCATGCCGGCCGAGTACTGGGGGTGACGGGTCACGGGTTGACGCCCAGGCATCGCGCTCCCCTTCGCGAGGTCTATCGGCTGGCGCCGAGCACGAAGTTGGCGCTCGAGTTCTATGTCGAGGACCGAGTCCTGGAGGGGTTCTGGGCGAACCGGCAGTCGATCATCGCCTCCTTCTCCCACCTCGGATTCGATCTGATTCTGAGCCCGAGTTACTCCGTCTGGTACGACCACTCCCGCTTCGAGCAGCTCGTGCAACAGCGCCGCGCCTTCATCGTCTACCACGAGCTCCTGGAAGCCGGCTTGCCCGCCATCGCGGATGTGGGATGGAGTCTCTTCGAACCCGACGGGCGTCGCTGGGCGGACTGGATCAACAGCCAGTCGCAGCTCCAGGCGGTCTCGCTCTTCTGCGACGGCCGCAAGGTCCATGCCAGTCGGCGCGCGCTTCGCGAAACCATCGAAGACATTGCGCTGTTCCATCGCGCCGTCCGGCCTGAGGTCGCCTTCGTGCTCGGCGGCGTGCATGCACCCGAGCGCCTTGCCGCCTACCGTCACGTCGCTCCCGGCCGACAGCTGACCATCTGCAACGGCATGGCCTACGCCCGAGCGCAACGTCGCCGTCGACTCGGAGGTGAGGACCGGACGATCGCCTGGTCAGCCCGTGACTATTTCTTGCACAACTGCGCCTACAACGACCGCACCTACGCCGAGCTCCTCAACGAGATGGATGCACGCGTTGCCATCTAAGCGAGGCGGCACACGTGCCGGGGATGGCGTTGCACCGCTTGCCGCGACCCTGGTGACTCCGACCGCGGTGCGCGAGCAGCCAGCCGCTCCTCCGTACGAGTCCGTAGCAGGTGGCAGCGAGCCGGTTGTTGGGGCTATGCACATGGGCCCAGCAGACTTCTTGGCGGGAGATCTCACCCAGACATTGCGTCGCGGTGCGGAAGTGCAGCGCTTCGCCGAACTGGCCGCCCGACAGGACGCGCTGACTCCTGACGAGTCGGATGAGTTGTATCGGTACCGCCTTCGCCGCCTGCTTACGCGGATTCGCCAGCTCGAACGCGCCGGCGCTGGTTCAGATGAGACCGCGATCAGCGAGGCGGTGGGTAATCTCCAGGCTCGGCTCGAGGAGCTCCACAGCTTCGAAACGATCCGGAGGCAGGCGGGCCTGTTCGCGGACCACGAGGTCGATCTCAGTGCCCACGAGCGCGCAAAGGCCAGGCTTCTCAACCTGGCAGCGCAGCGGCCACGTGGGTTGATTGCCGGTTCAGACCAGGTGCCCGAGCAGCCCGACGGAAGTGTCCGAATTCGCGATCTCGCCTTCTCGCCTTCCCCGCAGGATGCGCCGATCTACATCCTCGCGCCGGCGTCCATCTCGTCTGGATCACTGAGCCAGCACGTCAGCGAAGTGGCGAGCCAGGGCGCCCGGATTCATGTGGTGCGAGATGCCAGCGAGATTCCACCGACTGAACCGCCACCAGTGATCCTGAACTGGGGCTCCACCCACACCCTTCCACAAGGGGTCATTGCCCTCAACCAACCGGACGCGGTTCGGATAGCGTCCGACCAGGTCGAGTCGATTCAGCGCCTCGCCGAGCTGGCTCCGAGAACCGTGGCAAATCCCGAGGATCTCCAGTTGCTCGGTTCCGATCGCGTCGTCGCCAAGCGTCGACACGGGACCCGCGGCAGCGGGAAGGCGGTCCTGGCGGCAGACGGTCCCCCAGCCGAGCGCGCCGGGAACGACCTCTTCCAGGAATTCATTCCCGACCGACGGGAGTACCGCGTCTCGGTGCTCTCCGGCGGGATCGCCTCAGCCTACGTGAAGCGGCCTCCAGAGAACGCGCGGCCCGACGACCTCCATCCGGCCTGGACGTTTGAGCGTGCCCAGGTCATTCCGAAAGCGGTTGCGGTGATGGCCAAAGAAGCCGCGCGCCGGGTCGGCCTCGACTACGCCGGCGTCGATGTCATTGAGGACCTTCGCACAGGCCGCGTGTACTGCTTGGAGGCGAACTCGGCACCCGGCATGTCGCAGGAAACCCTCAAGAGGGTCTATGCGCAGATCCAGCAGGCGCTGCGCCGACGATTGGCACGTGCCGGCTAAATGCCCAGCAAGGGTGGAAGTCGAGAGTCTCAGGGTCGAATAAGCAGTGCAGCGGTCGGTCCAGCTGCAACCGTCCTCCAGGCCGTCGTCGGCACTGCTCGGGCGGTCGCCATTGAGGCTTCAAGTCCGGCAGGGAACCTCGATGCCGTTCCTGTCGGCGCTCTGGTTGACGATGACCCGCCAGTCGATAGCCCGGCCTGGGTTGAGCTCTACGCCTCAGCGCTGGCACAGTATCGCGAACAGCGCGAGCAAACGGAGCGAGAACAGGAGCGATCCCAGCAGCTCTGGGACGAGTTCCTCCGGCTCCAGGGCCAGAACGTCCCCGAAGGGGAGCGATCACTGGTCACCAACGAAGCCCTGCATCGGGAGCTCAAGCGACTGGCGATGACCGCGGAAGCTGCAAGCTACGAGCGCGAGAACGTGATTGGTGATCCGAACCAGACCTTCGGGGTCGAGATCGAGTTCGATGGCGGCAACCCCAACGCCGTGGCGCGTGCGTTGCATGAAGCCGGTTTAGCCTCGAGCGCACGTCAGGAGCCGTATCACTTCAGTAGTCGCGTTCCGGGCAAATGGACGGTGGAGCACGACGCGACAGTGGCGGGCGAGGTGGTCAGTCCGATTCTGCAGGACACGCCGGAGACCTGGGCGCAGCTCGAACGTGTGTGTCAGATCCTGCAGGCTCAGGGAGCGCGCGCGAGCGGCCGGACGGGCGGCCACGTCCACGTCGGGGTCGACTCGGCAGGCATGGACCACGACGTGAACAAGTTCCGCCGTGTGGCTCGCGTATGCGCCTGGGCCGAGGACCTCATGTACCGGCTGGCCGCAGCAACCGGTCAGCGTGGACGCAGTCACCGCGGAAGCACCAACGGCTATCGCTGGTGCGGCCCCATGGGCTCGGGACAATTTGAGGAGGTGCAAGGCCTCAGCGACCTGGCCAACCGGGTCGGCAGCAGTCACTCGGTCGGTCTCAACTTCGGCAACATCCTCGAACGCAACCGGACCATCGAGTACCGCTATTTCGACTCGAGCCTGGATCCCGCTCGCTTGCAAGCGAACATCAAGCTGGCCTGCTGGGTCACCAAGCGTGCGGCGGAACTACCCGACACCGCGATTCCACGAGAACGGACACCGCTGGGTAGTCATCGGAGCCCTCGCGATCCCGACGATGGCGACCGGATGTTGCGACGCTTCGCCGACCTCATCTTTGTCCGCCCGAAGGACAAGCTGAAGCTGTATTGGGTCTACCAGCGCTCGGCCTGGCAGCGGACGCGAGCGAGGGCCGCCTGATGTATCGGCTAGTCCATCCGGAAGACTCGCAGGAATTGCCCCTGAGGATGCTTTTCCATCCAGTCGGCAACGGTGTCTACCTCAAGGCGTGCGAGGCCGATAGCATGCTCGGGCTGGTTGCCGCCCTCCTCAACGATCCGGCCTACGAAGCCGCCGATCCACGGTCGCGTTTGGCGGAACGCCTTCGAATCGCGAACGACATCGTGCTACTCGCTGAGCTCGACGGCCGGCGACTGGAGATCTCGGATCGTGAAGGGCCCGAGACCATCGTCATCGCCTCCGACGACCCTCTCCTCTCCTCGCTCGAAAGGCTGGGGTTCGTGTCCTTGTCGGCCCCCCCGGGTGTCAAGCCCTGATGGAGGCCCAGTTCAGTAGCCACCTGGTGAAGATGGAAATGGCCAAACGAGGCTGGCAGCTCATAGACCTTGCCAAGCACACCGGGCTATCGGGGCCAACGGCGAGGGCCGTCGTTCGAGGCCAGAACGTCTCCATGGTCACCGCGCTCAAGGTGGTCCGAGCACTGGAACGCAATCCGCCCAATGAACGGCTGATTGCACTCCTCAGCTGGCGGGAGGCGCACCCCAGACAGGTCGTCCCTAGCCAGCTGGTTACCGCGCGCGATCGCTAGCTGATAAGGCATCGGATGAACTGGGCCGGATGGAGCCTCAGCGCGATCGCTCCATATACGTATAGAAGTGTAGGGGTTGGGGTGTGGTCCCCGGCAGGACTCGTCGGTATCATCGAACCAATGTTCGATCATGACCGGTCCCTGAAACTCATCGAGTCCAGCAGCGCGCCTTCGCGGGCTGCGCCGGCCGGCTAACCGACGCGGCGCTGAGTCGGGGCGGCTGGGCCTTCTGCCGAGAATGCCATTGCGCATGGATGATTTCCACGATCGATGGGCACGTGTATGCGACCGTGATTCCCTCACCGGCACACGCTAGGGGTAGCGAGCAGCGGTGACCCTGCTAGTTCAAGCTGACAGGCGGGATCTAGACTGAGGTCGGGGCCGAGGTTCAGCCGACGCTAGCATGAATCTGGGCCGATTGAGTTCGATAAACCTCTGCCAAGCGTGTTCGAGACCACTTTGTGAACAACCGTGCACGACTGCCGCACGGTTCGCTGCCTCATGCCACGACGTAACCCATGGCTCGCCGCTGAGCTATGAGGGTGAAGGTTGGCTCGCGGAGCTGTTCGAGTATTTTTACAGCCGGACTGAAACTCGCACGCCGCCTTGGTGGTCGCCACCGCAGGAGGCTGCTCGGATCTTCGCGGACTGGCTCATCGGAAGGGCGGCGGAACCTCCACCTGCTGAAGAAATGATCTTTGGCCAGCGGGTCGGCGGAGGCGACTGGTTTGATCAGCATCGCAGTGAAGCCGAAGAACTGCTTCAGCAACTTGTGGCTCAAAGCGCCCTGGTAGAAATCGAGGCTCGGCAACAACGAAAAGCCGAACTCTTGCGCTCGCTCGGCCTGAATGAAGATGGTCGGCCCTTAAAAGCAAGCCGCAAACGCAAACCCGGACAACGACGGCCCCCAAGCTGAGAGGGCAGCACCGGAAGAACGCCCGATTTAGCCAACCGTCCAAAACGAGCCCTATACGCGGGGAGGGCGCCGCGGGATAGCCGTTGACGAGGAGACGACGCGGCCGGTCATGGGGATTCTGGACAAAGGGCAAGCTCGACGTCCTGCGCCGATATCTACCCGGCCTGACAATCGCATCCAGCAGGAAATCCCCAGAGGCGATCTATCTCGACCTGTTCGCCGGCGAGCCTGAGAACTTCGACCGCGAGACGGGCCAGCCAATCGACGGATCGGCGACCATCGCGTTGCAGACCCAGCCACCCTTCACTCGGTTCCGCTTCTTCGAGCTTGCACCGCGCGCTCAGCAGCTCGAGGCCCATCTTCGCGCCCGCTTTCCGAATCGCGATATCAAGGTCCACCCGGGCGACTGCAACGTCAGTATCACCGAGGCGCTCGCCGAGCTGGAGTCGGTTCGGTGGGCGCCGACCTTCGCGTTCATCGATCCCAACGGGCCCCACTTTCACTGGAACACACTCCGGGCGCTCGCCGGGCATAAGGCGGGGGCGAGCAGATTCAAGGTCGAACTCTGGCTGCTGTTCCCGGTCGGGTTGTTCATGCGCAACTTGCCGACCAAGGGAAAGCCGCTAACGAAGGAGGCTGCCGACGAACTGACCTTGATGTTCGGCACTGGTGAGTGGGGGGCCATCTACCACGACCGGGTGGCGGGCATCCTTGATGGCCGTGAGGCAGCAGAAGAGTATCTCAACCTCATGCGCTGGCGCCTAGAGAAGGTACTCGGCTATCGGCGCACACACGCGCTCGAGGTCAAGAACGAGCAGGGTGCCCGGCTCTACGACATGATCTTTGCGACCGATAACGAGGCGGGCGATCGGATCATGACTAGCCTTTACACCCGTGCGCTCGAGGACTTTCCGGCCATGCGCAGAGACGCCATTAGCAAGCACAAGGCGCCGACTCTGGCGCCGGAGTTCGAGGAGCCCGAGCTTTTCGACACCAGCGTTTTCGGGCCACCGCCGAAGCCGCCACCAACGCCGATCACCTATCGGTACGAACCGCCATCGCCGCCCTATGAGTCAGAGCCGTGACGTTACGAGACGGCGACCGCGGGTACGACGGCCTTGGCGGTTTGCGGCAACTCGTCCCAAAGACGGCCGTCCAGTGTACGGCCGCCGGCCTTCGGCGTGCGCCCACCCCATTGCTTAAAGAAGAAGGCAACGCCACGGGCAATGCACTGATCCCGCACACCGCGAGCCCAAGCGAGGTCCATCGGCCTGGCGTGCGGCCCACTTTCTCCACCGACGATGACCCAGTGGATCCCGGTCAGGTCCAGCGTCACCGGGCCGAGCAGCGGCTCGACCGAAAGGAATCGCACGGCCGCCGGCACCTCTGCTAGGCGCTTCGCGCGAAATGCGAAGACCTGGTTCTCGACACTGACGCCCATCCAAACGTTCCGCGGCCAGTCCAGCTGCGGCGCCAGGCGCCGGACCCGATCGGCTCGCTTGGTGAGGATCTGATAGGTGTGCTGGGGTGTTGCAGCCATGACCTCGAACCCTTGACGGATCCAGTCGATCGGGACGTCTTCATGGAAGAGGTCGCTCATGCTATTGACGAAAATCCGGCGCGGCCGGCGCCACGACAGCGGCAGCGGCACGACCTCGGGATGGAACGTCAGCTCGAACCCGTTTCGATAGCGGTGTGCGCCGGTCGCCTTCAGACGCTTAGAGAGCGCCTCCGCATAGCAGTGATCGCAGCCAGGGCTGATGTGGCTGCAGCCGGTCAGAAAGTTCCAGGTCGCATCAGTCCACTCGATCGAGCTGTTCTCAGCCACGCCGGCGCGACCTCAGTCGGGCCTGGCTGAGCTTTTTCGTCTTCCGTGCTCGATCGAAGAAGTCCGTGGCGATCAGACGCGTGACCTGCTCCCTAACCAGATTCTCGGCGACCTCGGTCTTGCTCGTGCCGTAGACCTCGAGCTCGACCAGGTCGAGTAGCCGATCCACGACCTCATTAGACAACGAGAGGTTAATCCGACCGCGCTCGTTCGGTCCACTCTTAGTCGGCATTTCACTCCTTCGAGGATAGCACCAACTGGTAACCAGCTGGTGCGCTGCCATTGGCCTGTTGGGGGTGGTCCAGGAAGCCTACGACCACGGCGTCAGCACGCGCAATGTAGACGCGCCGGCCATAATCACCGTGGAGCCGCACGCCGGTTTTTACACCACTTCCCGCGACGTCGCCAAGCGTACGGCGCGTCGTCTAATCGAAGTTGCAAGCTAGGTGCAAAAGTCTCTCTGAGTCTCTGTATGCGTTCGCGCTCAGAGCCCTAGAGGGCGGGCTCTCATCATCACGCTTTCGGATGATCGGTTTCCGGACCGTAAACAGGTCCAACGGCCTCCAGATTGCGCTTGAGCCACTCTTGGCTTAGCACTTTGGTCGCTTCACGGAAGGCCTTCCTTGCTTCCTCTAATTCGTGTGGGCTGGGCAGCGGGTCGGTCATCGCCGCAACGATCACTTCGCTACGGTAAAGGCCAAACTGGAGCGTCAAGTCTTTGCATCGTTTCTCGACCGAGTGAACCGCGTCCTTGAATTCGGATTCTGCAACCAAGTCCAGTGTGGCCCTGGCATTACTGATGTCTTTCGCCGCACCCCTAATCCCTTTGATTTGTCGTAGGCGGTCGACATAACGAGATCGATCGTAGATCCCGCGATTTAGGAGTCCCAGTGAGCCAAGGAGCCCTCCCACAACGTCTTCCACAACCCCCACTGCGACCACCAGTTGGGCGAGCCCTCTCAATGTCTCGCTGCGCTGCCAATTCGCGTAAAACTGCCTTTGTCCCTCCACCCGCCCTTGGGCAGCCAGCCTCTCTGCCGCATTTCTGTCCTTCTGAGCTTGCCTTCGAGCCTCCCACGTAGCAACCAGCGTGAAAAGCGCGACCAAGATCGTGACACCAACGAGCGCCCACGTTGCGATTACTAAGTCCATCTCGCTGATCTGATCGCATGAATTGGAAAGCAACGTTGGCCTTGAGCGATTCTGCGGATGATGTCAGCCGCGGTTATCTTTTGGAGGTCCGCCATCGACGGGACGTTCATTGCCACAACCGCCAGAAGTCGAGCCGCCGTGTACTCTGGAATTGATGCCCGGCTTTTTCCCCGTTTCGTTCTTTGTCTTCGGTGTTCTCTTCATCATAGAGGGAGGATTATCCTTGGCTCGCGGACGAGTTGTTTTGGCTGGCCCTGGGAAAAGCGGCCTCGCTCCACCTGGGAGTTTTGGAGCCAACTCCTGTTCGGCATCGCCTTCCTCCTGGCTATTCGACCACGTCGGCGTCGATCCAGTGGAGCTCGGCGGAGCAGCCCAGCTCTTCGGTTGGGCCGCCCGGGACGGTGAACGCGTGCACCATCCGCAGGCCGGAGACCGGTCGCATCACGCCTAGGCTCAGGACCTGCGTCGAGGGATCGAACCGACCGACCGACCAACGGTCCAAGAGCTCGGCGACGGCGCGCTCCCCGGGGCCGTTGACGAGTACGTACCTCTGTCTCCCCAGACTCCTATACGCGGCTGCGTCATAGGGAACGAGCGCCTCAGGCTCGATCGCGCAATCGAGGACGATCTCGGCCTTCTCTGGTGACACGAACCGGAGGACCTCCGTTCCATCGCGTGTGCGCGCCGTAAAGAACGCGTAGGCACCGGTGCGCGTCCAGCCACCAACGTCGACGACGGCGCCAACCCCTCGAGTTACCACCCGACTCTCACCAAGGCCGCTCATCACTCGCGCCGCGTCGTCGGTCAGCAAGAGCGCCAGGTCCTGCGTCGGCGACCAGGCGATGGTCCGCGGCCAACCACCGCGATACTTCTGGTGGACGACTGCCCGCTGGCGGACGTCATAGACGACGACGCCAACCGCGAGCCGTCCACCGTCATCGATGAGGTGGGCCAGCATGAGGAGCTGACTGCTCGAGTTCCACGGGACATAACACGACTGCGGAAGCAGTCGGCTGCCAATCACTTCGAGCAGCGCCCCGTGGCGCTTCGTGCTCTCAGCCCCGTCTTCGAACACCCTGGCTTCGGTCCAGACGCCGAGTCCCATCCGGACCTCGCTCGGCTTTCCTAGGACAAGTTTCAATCTGCCATCTGGGCTTACGTACGACTCCGAGTCCGGCATCCAGCGGGAGCGATCGGCGCCTTCGGCGGTCGGGACCAGCCTCACGTTGGTGACCCCAGGCATGCCGAGCGATCTTACGAGGCTAGCGTGTAGATCCAGATGATCGTCATTGATCGAAGCCAGCGCACGTTGAAGAAAACGTTTCCATGCAGCTACAGCAACGGGCCGCCCGCGCCTTCTAAAGTTGTCCACTTCTCGAAAAATACATCACTCAAATCGATAAAATTATCGGCTGCGAGTCGCAGCTCATCGCTCAGCCCTGCGTCGGGCTCTCGAAAAAAGAGGACGAAGACCAGCTTCCCAAGCCTTTTTACTTCCTCAATGAGCGGAACGTAATCGCCATCTCCGGCTATTAAGACTGCCGCGTCGTAGTTGCTTAGGAAGGCGTGGCTGAGTACGTCCTTGGTCAAGGCGATATCCACACCTTTTGACTTTCTGTCGCCGGTTCTCTGAAAGACATACGGGGTAAAGCCCAGTGTCCAGAGGTCATCTCTAATCTCCCTTAGCGTGGGAGGATCACCTCGAGCGCTGGTGTAAAAGTAGGCCCTTGTCGCGTACCTCCGGACGCCGATGGCGCTTATATCGCTGAATCGAAAACCCTGCGTCGCGGGCCAGTCGGGAATCCAAACAAAGATGTCTGGCCTCCAGTAAGGTCCCTCTTTAAGAGCGTAGCCTCGGGCCTTAGCTACCGCCTGTGCCCGAATGGTGAAGTTTTCACCGTCAACGAATAGCATCCAGCGTAAGGCGGTAGGGTCATCCGGCTCCCTGATCGGAATAAAGGACTCCAGGGCCATTCCATGTGTGGTATATCAAACGCCGGCAATGCCAGAAGGGAAGTTGCTTGCTCCGCCGAGCGGCCAAGGCTTGGCGCGGCTAGCCGAGGAATGGACCGATTGGCTCCGCAAGAAATACAAAGCCTCCACAATGAGGGATTATCGCTTCTGGCTCGACGACTTCCTACGATATCTTCGACCGCTTCAGGTCACCGACTCTCGCGCCCTGACCCGTCGCCACGTTGAAGGGTGGCAGGATCAATTGACGATGCGCATGCTCAGTCAAGCAACGCGCAGTTTGGGCACGACCTCGATTAAGCGGTTCCTCTTATGGGCGGAACGCAAGGGCGTACCTTTTGGCGATCCCAATCTCTTCCTTAACGTCGCAACCGTTCCGGTACCCGACCGTTATCCACACCCATTGCCGGATGAGGACCTGAATAAGCTTCTCCAGTATTTCAAGTCGCAGCCCAACACCCAAATCGCGTTGCGAAACCGGGCCCTCTTTGATGCATTGCTAGCGAGTGGGGCCAAAATAACGGACATGCTGGCGCTAAACCGAAGGGATTTGAGCCGCATTACAAGCGTCAGGCAAGCCGGGCGTCGAACCATCGCGGTTCCGCCCAGTGTTGCGTTTGAAATCGCGGAGTATTTAGACAAACGGACTGACGACAATCCGGCACTGTGGATTACAAACCACCCGCCGACGATTCGCCGCCTTGCACCTGCGGGCGTCCTTAAAATCTGGGAGCGGACTGCTGACGCCATCGGAATCCGTCGCTTTACTTCCCATCAGTTGCGCGACACGAATACTCTCAAACTAATGGAAGCGGGTGTCCAGCTATCCGTGATTGCCGCGCATCGTGGCAATAAAGAAATCGAACCGCTAAGAAAGTACGTGCAATTGATCGCTCAGCGCCGTCAGGAAGCGCTCGATGCCATCGAACAGGTCATAGCTGGGCGCAGTAGTAAGACTAAAAAGAAAAATCGGCCCACCAGCCACTGAAAAACTCGGAGGCCGTGGATGTACCTACGAACTAACGATGTGGCGCACGTGCCGCGTGGCCGTTTAGCTAAAACGACCGCTCCCTGCCACGAAGAAGACGAAACGGTGGGTCAACAAGAACGGCAAGTGGCAGTTGGAAGAACCGGCGAGGTATTCGCCGGCTCTCCTGACGGTTTTCAGGCTGCTGAGTCGAAGAAGCGGTCCCATCCGCGGATCAGCTCGGCTTTTCCGAAGTGGACATAACGAGAAACCATGCTGAGGGTGGTGTGTCCGAGGACGCGTTGAAGTCGGAGCAGATCCATCCCACCCGCGAGCGCCCTCGTCGCGAACGTGTGCCGAAACGTGTGTGGTGACACCCGGCCTGGCTTGATGCCTGCCCGCTGGCCTAGGCGCCGGATCATCAGCTGGATTGCAGATGGCCGCAAGACTTGCCGGTCCTCCTGGCCGAACCCAGACCGCTCGGTAACGAACAGAGCAAGGCACGACGTGGTTGGACGCTCGTGGGTCACGTAGCGTCGAAGCTTGCGAGCCAAGACGGTCGTCAAGGGAACGGCACGCTGCTTGTTCCCTTTGCCAGCCCGCACATCCAAATAGGGGCCATCAGGATGGTCCAGCCGAAAATCTCGGACCTCGAGGCCACATAGTTCGGAAACGCGCAGGCCGGTGCCGAGCAGGACCTCGATGATGAGCCGGTCGCGGGAGCTTGCCAGGCCGAGCATGGCATCGATCTCGGCCGTAGTGAAGACACGCGCTTCGCGAACCGGCTCGCGGGGCGAGGGCAGCCGTCCGATCCCGCGATCGGGTGAGTAGCCTTCGGACACGCACCAGCGATAGAAGGCACGCAGGACCCGGTGGTAGGCGTGTAGGGACGCAGGAGTCAGCGGGGTCCACTCGCTGCTGACCTTGCCGTCGAAGCGATGCCGGGGCCGGCGGCCGTCACGCTGGAGCTGGTCGCGCAGCTCGCGAATGTGCACGCGTTGGATCTGGTCGACGGTGCGAATGCCTTGGCGGGTCAGCGCCGGCAGGATGCGCCCCTGAAAGAGGTCGCGGTACCAGTCGATGGTGGTCTGACTGCGGTTGCTCAGCCGCAGCTCGGAAAGCCAGTCCCGTAAGGCAAGCTCGAGGGGCATGCCGCCCCCGCCGCTGGTTGAAGGATCGCCGACGGCGCTAGAAGCGGACGAAACGCGGGGAGTCGAAGCCATGGATAGATCACCCTTTTGCACTTTTGCAATCTTGTAGATCACTTGACTTCGACCATTTTGGCCGCGGTTTCGGGGTTTGTGTGCGGGACGAAAGTGGACCGAAACCGAATTGAAAACCGGGGGAAAACGGAGAGGAAGTGCCTGCACCAGGATTCGAACCCGGGACCAACTGATTAAGAGGTGTTGGGCCTCCCGCCAAATACGAGAGCCGACATCAACCCGGCATTAGACCAACTGATTTACGTGACGATCCGAATCGTCTCCGACCTCTTGCCACCTTGACGACGACGAAGCGCGCGCAGGCTTTCCAGATATTCGGCAGCCTCTTTGACCCGCAGATCCAGGAGTTGGGCCGGATCCCCGGCAGGCTGGACGTTCCGGAGCCACGTGGCTTCGTGGATAAGGAAGGCGCGAAGCTCCGAGACCTTGAGCTCCTGGGCGGCGTCCTCATAGCAGTCCGCGAGCGCGCGGAAATGCTTGACGACATCTTCCGCTGTGACTGCCACCCCAAACCCCCGCCCACTAGTTTACGCACAGTTAACCGACCTTGACAGCATTGGCATCAGCCGCCGCTTCGCCGCCTGTCATTCTCTGCAGCAGTTCGATGATGAGGCGTCGGCTTACGGGTTCCAGCCGGGCCCAGAGCTCGGCAAGTTGCTGCTCGTCCGGACCGCCAGGCGAAAACATGGGATAGCCCGCGGCACGGAAGAGGTCGGCGATCGGAACTTTGAGGAGTTGCGAGAGCCTCCCCAGGCGTTCTGGCTCCGGGTTCTCGGTCTCGCCGCGCTCCAGCCGGGCGTAGGCTCCGACCGCGTAATCGACCTTTCGGGCGACATCCTCCTGGCTGAGATCAGCACGTCGACGTGCATCCCTGAGGAGGGCGCCCAGCCGCTCCATATCTGCCACCAAACGACGCGAGAGTAGACCCGGAGGGCTACCCACTTAAAGCCATCCTCCTGCCGCTGGACTGGCAGTCGTATACGCCCGGCCCCTACCTCTTTAGGACTTTACCTAAAGTGGTTGCAGTTAGTCAATCAAAGTGCTATTGTCCGCGGCAGTGGGCATCGCAGATCGGATGCTCGGCGAGCAGACCGCCGACATTCCACGAGCAATACGCCGGGGGCGGCTCGTCAAGCGCCTAACCCAGCAGGAGCTCGCCGATCGGGCCGGGCTCCAGCGAACCACCATCAGTGAGCTCGAAAACGGCAAGCACCCGCCCGAGCTGCGAACGCTCCGAGCCCTGGACGACGCATTCGGCCAGCCCGTCGAGACCTTCCTCCGGAGCGCGTGAATGAAGCGATCCCTCCTTTTCCTGGGAGTTGCTGCTGCCGGTGTCGGGCTGATCGCCGGCAGCATCTTCTCCTTCTGGCTCGAAGAGCGGCGTGCTGATCGCGACTGGATCCTGGCGAACCGCCATCCACGGCCGGTGCTCCGATGATCTGGCCCAACCCCAGCGCCAAAGAGGACCGCCGGTTGGTTTCGGCACTGCGATCGGCGGTCCTTCGAGCCACCGGTGCCATCCAACCGTGCCCTGACTGCGAGGGCAGCGGTCATGATCCAAAGGCCTTCGGCTACTGCCTGCGCTGCGATGGCGCTGGCGAGATCGGCAAGGCGATCGCCTGATGTTGTCGACGGACGCTACACCGGCTGCTGGCCCCCTTCCCCAGCAGTCGGGTCCCTTCTCCTTGCGGTCGATGCTCGCGGCGACGGCTCAAGCCCCCCGAGTCGTCGTCGCTCCTACCAATGAAACACGGCCGTGCCGCAACTGCGGCGGCACGATGCACCTGGAGCCCCAGAGCGGATGGGTGTGGCAGAACCGTCAACAGCGGTTCTGGAGCGCGCACGCCAGTTGGTGGTTCCATTGCGGCGACTGCGACCTGATTCTGTCGGCCGCCCTGTTCCGTCCCGGGGCGGTCGCATGAAGAGCGATGCCACGCAGCAGCCCAAGGCCGAGATCCTCCAGGGATCGATATGCATCGTGACGGTCGACCAGGAGAGCTCGATTGTGACGATGACGCTTCAGCCACTCGGCTCCGCGGAGCGCTTCACGTTTGCCCTCGTCGGAAAGGCGGAGATCCCATGAGCGCGGCCGTCGCGAACGAGCTCCGGATGATGGCCATCAAGGACATCACGCCGGCGAAGGACAACCCGCGCCGCGACGTCGGCGACGTCACGGAGCTGGCGGCCTCGATCAAGTCGGCCGGGATCCTCGAGCCATTGATCGTGACCATCGAGCCCAAGGCGACGTTCCAGCCAAGGAATGGCGGCGGCCCCGTCACGATGCACGAGGCCCGTCACCTGCTGGTCATCGGCCACCGCCGACTCGCGGCGGCGAAGCTCGCCGGCCTGACCGAGGTCCCGGTCGTCGTCCGGACGCTGAGCGAGAGCGAGCGGATCGAGGCGATGCTCATCGAGAACCTGCAGCGCACCGACCTGGCGCCCCTCGAGGAAGCCCAATCATTCAAGCGCTTGCTCGACATGGGTTGCAGCCAGCACAAGCTTGCCGAGCGGATCGGCCGGTCCCAGTCCCACATCTCCAAGCGCCTCGCACTGCTGGAGCTGCCCGACGTCGCGAAGAAGGCACTCGATTCCGGCGGAATCACGCTGCCCGATGCCTACGAGCTGACCAAGCTCGCCGCGCATCCGGAGCGGGTCAAGAAGGCGATCGCCGAGCGGCATCGGAACGGCTACTACCGCGACATGAACCAGGTCGTCGAGCAGGAGCTCCTGCTCCAGCAGCAGGAGGACCGCGGCGCGAAGGTCCGCCGCCAACTCGAGGCCGAGGGCGTCAAGCTCGTGCCGGCTCCGCGCGACATCTGGAATCCACCGGCCGGCACGCAATTCCTCGGCAGTCCCGGCGAGTACGGGCGCGTGGGCGTCACCGTCGACGCGCACAAGAAGTTGCCGTGCCATGCCGCCTTTATCGGCTCCGATGGCAAGGCGCGGTGGATCTGTACCGATCCGAAAGTTCACGCCTCTCCCAAAGAGAAGGCGGCGCTGACCCGCGAGTTGACGGAGCGGCAACGCCAGGTCGCGGACAAGAAGCTCGAGCGCGAGGCGCAGCGTGAGCGCGCCTCGTTTCTCGAGAAGTTCGCACAGCGCCGTCCGGCCAAGACGCACGTCGCCCATGCCATCCAGGTCCTCATTCAGGCCCAGTCGGCGAACGATGCCTGCCATACGGCCAAGGTTCTCGGACTCGAGCCGGCGATCGTCAAGACGAAGTACTTCACCGGTCGCGACTATCACAAGCCGCTGCTGAAGCTCGCCACGAAGAAGGGCGGCCTCGAGAAGGTGCTGGTCGCGATGGCTCTCGCGCGCGGCGAGGAGAGTTGCAGCTACAGCTACATGGCGGGCCAGGTGGGCCTCCTCCACTACGGCTTCATCAAGAAGGTCGGCTACGAGCCCAACAGCTGGGAGCGCCGCTCGGCCAAAAAGATCAAGTCCGATGCCGCGGACGAGCGCGAAATGGACCTCGAGGAAATCGAGGATGCCGGATGAAGAACGCCGACGAACTCCCTTGGCCTGGCAACCAATATGCCGGCGATCGCCGCTGGCGGCCCTGCGACTGGCTGCTCTTCCCTCATTACCTCAAAGCTCCCGCCGAGCCGGATCCCAATCCCGACTTCGGTAAAGCGGTCGTCCGCGAATTCGCGTCCGCGTTCATCCTCGTGCTCGGTCTCGTCGTCGTGGCCCTCTCGACCGTCTTGCACACGTCCACGCCCTAGTCCTGGAGGTGATCATGCTTCCGACCACGTCGACCTGGGTGATCCTCAAGCACCGCTCGCCGAACATCCGCCTCTCGATTGAGTGTGATCCGGATCGCGTGCCGCAGGTGGCCGCCGAGGGCAAGAAGATGCTGCCGAAGCTGGCCAAGGTGGCCAATGGCAACAACCACGCCAAGGAGAAGGCCTCTTGAGCCAGGGGCTCGCGCTGGCGATCGCCGCGTGCTGGGTATGCATCGCGATCGGCATCCTGATCGGCGCATGGTGGGCCGGTCCTGAGCGTGCCGTTATCGAGGATCTCTCGACCCTCGATTCGTTGCAAGCCAAGGGCCTCATCGAGATTCGCGGCGGCCGACCGGTCGTTACGAACGCTGGCCGGCGCGTCCACGCCAGCATGGGGCGCACCGCTCCCGAGCCCGACAGGGAGGACGCAGCCACCACCAGCTAACCCGTCTCAGCAACAGTCCCACCCGGCGAACCACAAGAAAGGGGTTGCCAGTCTTGCCAAACGTCTCAGAAGAATCGCGAGCACGCCGACAGGCCACGCTGGCCGATGGTCGGCGCAGCCGCGGCTATGTGCCGGTCGAGGAGGAGCTCCTCGAGATGCCTATCAGCGACGCGGCCTTCCGTCTGCTACTCAACCTGCGTCAGCACTCAAGCGAGCGCGAGACGGACGGCTTCATCGAGGAGCGGGCCCTCGGGACCGCGAGCGGTTTTATGAACCTCAAGCCGGCGCGGCTCCGGACACTGATCCAGGAGCTGCAGACGGCGGGCCTGGTCTTTACCAGCGCACGAGGGATCCGGGACGTCAATCACCTCTGCTGGTGCCGCTCCAGGGCCGAGCGCGACCGGCTGCGGTTGCAGTGGGCGCAGCAGCAGCGGCGTTCGCGTGGGACTGGCGACGGGATCGTGCCGCTCATGTCAGGCACTGGGTCAGGCAGTGTGTCAGGCCCTGACACAGATACCAGGTCAGGCAGTGTGTCAGGCCACTCAAGGTCAAGGTCAAGAGCAACGTGACGAACGACGAAAGGCCGTCTCACCAGACGACTCGTTCCTCGTCGTCTGTTTCGACGTCGCTGCGCGCCGAAGAGAAAAAGCGGGGGCTTACGCCGGCCGAGAAGGCGCTGATCGAGCAAGTCTGCTTCGCCTGGGCCGAGCATCAGGGCTGGCCGAAGGGTCGCTGGCCGCGCAGCCGGCGCTACGACGCGGTGCTGATCACGCTCTGGGTGCGCAAGCTGGGTGGATCGATCGACCGCTGGAAGCTCGCCATCACCCGGGTGCCCCGCGACGCTGCCTTCACCGCGCTGACGACGCCGCCTGCGCCGGGTCGGATCCCGCTGCTCGAGGAGATCCTCGTCGACACTGCGGGCCGTGAGGCAGCCTGGGCCAGCGAGAAGAAGCAGCACGCCGAGGACTCGAAGACGATCGGCGACGTGCTGCGCCGGATGGTCGGAGCGCCACCCAATGCCTGACGAGCAGCAATATGCGGCGGGCAAATTCGCGCAGGGATTCGGCCGGCGTGCAGCCTTCGGATGCTGCGCTGATTGCGGAGAGGCGCTGCTAGAGATCACTGCGCTGATATGCGATCCCTGCCGGTACAAGCCGGAAAACCGGACGCCCGAGTTTGCCGAACGTGAGGCCGGTCATCGCGAGCGGATCGCGGACCTCTCCCGGGGCGTCAGAGACAGCTCGCTGACGTGCGCAAAAGTCGACGCGATCTACCGGAAAAAGTGCAAGGAGGCCGCGGCCGCGTGAAAGAAACCGTGCGCGTCAAGCAACCGGATCCGCCCGTTTCCAAAGAGATTTTGGCCGAGGCGATCGTCCGGATCGGGGAGGCCGCGGAGCGTCTCCAGCAGGATGGCGGTCTTAATAAGCGCGCGGTCGTCACGCTGCTGGCCGACTACACCCGGATGGGCAAGCGAGAGATCGAGACTGTCCTCGACGCCCTGCCCCGCCTGCGTAGTTGGTACTGCCGATGAGCGCGCACTTCATGGCCGACATGGAGGCGATCCAGCGTTGCCGGACCTGCGGGAAGGGCGTGCCGGCGAACGCCGAGGCCTGTGCCTGGTGCCAGCAGCTGGTCGACAGTAAGGACCGGTCGGCATGAGCTCGCTGGCCGTCAAACCCTGTAAGGCGTGCGGAACCGAGATCTTCTGGCTGCGCCACGCGATCAGCGGCGTGCCGTTGCCGGTCGAAGTCCATCCCGATCGGACCGGGCGGGGCAACCTCGTCATCGACATTGACCGCGAGGTCTATTTCACGGTTCCTCCCGGCGCGAAGACGTACGACAAGCCGATCCATGCGAACCATCGCAAGACCTGTCTCAACCCGTCGGTGTCGCCGGGGTGACGACCGCGCTGACGGTCGGCAATTCCGACGGAATCGTCGGGCGCTGCGATGCGAAGTGTCACACCGCCCAGGAGGTCGACTGCGACTGCGTATGCGGCGGCCGGCTGCACGGCTGCGGATCCTCCCAGCTGGCCATCGAGCGAAACACGGTTGACTGGTTCGGCTCGCTTGAGGCAGCGCAGGCCTGGGCCCAGGCGCATGGCGTTGAGAACCCCATCATCGAGCGGCCGCTCCTGTGATGCCGAAGACGCTGCTCGAGCAGGCCGACTGGCTCCTGAAAAAGCCGGTGCCCGTGGAGCTCGAGGAGATGGCTGGCCAGCTAATGGTGGCCCGCGGCATCCTCGATCGCCTCGCCGCTGAAGTTCGCCAGCATCCAGCCTCCGAGCAGTTGCCCGCCTTCGGCGGAACCGAGCCGCGGTGCGTCGCATGAACTGCCCGACCTGTCAGCACCCGCTCGACAGCCATGGATCCCACGGGAACTGTCTATTCCCTAACTGCGAGTGCGGTCGCGGTCAGAAGCTCGAGCTGAACTTCCACGTTCATATGGCGCCGGATGGTGTGTCCACCTGGTGGGTCCAGGCGCATTGCATCGAGCTCAACGTCAACTTCGAGTTCGCCGTCAAGGCTGAGACCGAGAACGAGGCCCTGTGGAATGCGACCAAGACGCTGCGCACCCTGCGCATCAAGAGGCTCGATGGCTGAGGCGGCGACGTTCACCATGACGCGGGTACCGCCCAGCTGGCCGAACCGTCGGTTTCATTGGGCAAGGCTTGCCAGCCAGAAGAAGGCCTGGCGCGGAAGTGCCCAGATCCTCGCCCAGTCGGCGCGGAATGAGGCTCGCTGGCCGCTGCCCGTCGTGTGGCATCTCTTCGCCACGCCTCGGGTCACCATCCTGCTCCGCCGCGTGCGCCTCCTCGACCACGACAACGCCTACGCCTCCGTCAAGCCGATCGTCGACGGGCTCCAGGGCGCACTGATCCACAGCGACGCGCCAGACCAATGCGAGCTGCTGGTCACCCAGGAGCGCGTCAAGCATTACGAGGAGGAGGCGACGGTCGTCACCGTCACGAGGATTGCCAAGACGAACCCCGACCCGGTCGTCAAGGTCACACGTCGGCGCCGGCGGACGTCGCAGGAGGCGGCCACGCTTGCCGAGATCCAAGCCCGTCAAGCCGAGGAGCTCGAGGAATCCGGGCGATGAACGACGGCATGCATTACTGCCAGGCGAAGAGCTGCACGCTCGAGATCCCGCGCGTCGTGCTGATGTGCCGACCGCACTGGGCGATGGTGCCCAACCCGTTGAAGAACGCCGTCAATCGGACCTGGCGCGCGCTCAACGTCGCGCTCCGATCGACCGTCCTCACGGCGCACGACAAGGCGCAGGCACTTCGCGACTATGAGGCAGCGCGAGCGGAAGCGATCAGCGCAATCGCGGTCCTCGAGGAGCCCGAGCACTGATGGGCGAACCGGTCTTGCAGGCAAGCATTCCCATCGAGATGACCCAGGACTCGTTCATCGCTGCCGAGATCGTCGAGGCCTTGGCGGCTCGTGAGTCTGCCGGTTGGGATTCGCCAGACCGGTCAGCACTGGCCTTCCACTTCGGTTACAACGTCGACTACTTCTCGGACCGGGCTTCCCCTAATCAGCCGAAAACCTTTCGAGCCTTCATGGTCCATCTGCGTCGATTGCAAGCCGAAGGCCTGATCGCTTACTCGCCCGGCTCACCCGCCAGGAGCGTCGTCTTTCTAACGGACAAGGGTCGCGCTCACGCTGCGGAGCCGCTTTCCTGATGGGCGACCTGGTCTTCCTCTGCCGGCGTGGTCAGAATTTTCAGCACGTCCGCGGCCTGGTCCAGTGCCCTAACTGCAGCTGGTCGTCCGGATGGTTCGGGCCCGGGAACACGCCTGACGGAGATCCCTTTGTCTACGAGGGTTCCCGCGTGCTCTGCCCGCGCGGTTGCAACGTGCAGCTGCTCGTTCATCCCGCGAAGGCTGCAACGCCGTGACGATGCTCGCGCCGGCGCGCCGAGGCATCACACCCAAACAACGCGCCGCGAACGGGCGGCTCTGGAATCACTGCGGCCGGCTGGTGGCCACGCTCTATGCAATGGCGCAGAGCGGCCAGGTCGGGATCACGCAGAAAGACCTCGCACTCCGCTTCGGCGTCAGCACGCGAACAATCTACCGAGACCTGGCCACGCTCTTCGAGGCCGGCCTGCCGATCGACGCCATCATCGTCGACGTCCTCGCGCCCGCGCGCTCGATCAGGCGGTATCGCCTCCGGACCCCGACTGAAAACTCGGCCGCGCGGAAGCTGGCGTCCATCGTCAGCGGCTCATCGCTTGATCGCGAGGCATGAGCGGACGGGCGCAATGGCTCGCGTCGCGCCAGGCGATCCCGTCCTCGCCGGCGAAGAGCAACGCGCGATCCCCTGCAGCGCGGCCGGTCCGGCGATCGCCCGCCTGTCGGATCCACGGGACGTTGCTGCTCGATGTCGACGCACACGGCGGCCGCTTCCGCAAGCCGATCTGCCTGGAGTGTGTGCCGCCGCATCGGCCCAGCTGCATCCAGGGCGAGTACGTCGAGAAGCAGACGATCTTTTACGCCCTCGAACTCGCCGAGAACCCAGACTACGACCTGGCCGACGTCGAGTTCTGGGAGCGCTTCGACCAGGTGCCCGACTGCCGCTGTCCGGAGCGCCGGCGTGCCATGGAGCTGCGCGAAGAGCCACCGATGGCCGAGCCGGCGCCGGCGTTCCAGCTGAGCATCGGGCGGGAGGCCACGGCCTACCACTGGCGCACGCTGCGACCGCGACTGGCTCGCCTCGCCCGTCAGCAGCTGGGCAAGCGAGCGGTCCTCAGCTGGGACCTCGAGCAGCTGGCCCCGGTCATCGACCTGATTCCGGCGGAATCACCGCGGGCCCGGGCCCGAGCCATCCTGGAGCGGCTTCGCGCGTTCGAAATGGACGGGAAGTGATAGCGATCCACCCACGTCTCTTGAGGGTCTTAACAGATTCGGCGCGTAGGTATAGGGGGAAGTGCATGCCTCTGAAGGGTGAGCGGAAACGTGACTGGCAGCGGACGTACATGAAGCCGTATATGAAACGCCGGCGCGCGCCGCAGACTACTGCCGAGATCAACCGTCGGCTCGAGGAGCTCGGCATCCGGCAGCCGATGCCTGACGGGAAGAAGGCTCACGGGCCCGTGATCCTGTCCCTGAGCGATGCGCGCACCGCTCGCCAGCTGGATCGGCTCTGCTACGAGGAATGGAGGAGAACCGGGTGAACGAGCTCACCGCGGCGCAGGAACGCTACATCGGCTTCGTCAAGGAACTGGTCATCGAAGGCCTCAATCGCGTCGAGCGAGTCCTCGGCGTCGATGTCGCGACGACCGCGATCACGATCGAGGAAGTCGTCCCGTCCGCGATCGCCGCCGTCACGACGAAAGCCATCGAAGCGGTCAAGACGAAGCGAAGCTACAAGAAGCGATCGCCCAAGGCGATCGTCGTCGACGAGGTCGGCAAAGAGCCCAGCGCCCGGAAGCACCACCAAGGTCGCAAGGGCCAATCAGCGACCGGGCCGATCACGCGCCCGGTCGAGGGTGTGCGCCAGGCGGAGGCGCATTCGGAGAAGCCTGCGAGCCCGCCGACCTCATCGCCGAAACCAAAAGTCGAAGGCATCGGCGTCAAGCCGCTCGAGCCCGCTGTCGCCGCGATGCGCGAATGCCCTTGCGTCAACCCGACGAAGGAAGACTGCGCGCGGATCGCGCCGGCCGGGATCCACACGCGGGGGACCGGCGCCGCGGCTCAGTTCTCACGTTGCCGCTTCTATGACGTCCGGATGGCAGTCGAGAACAAGCGCAAGGGTCGCTTCAACGGTCCTGCAGTGTCCGTGTTCCCGACGGCGAGTCCTGGGCTTGACAGGCGCGGCCGGCGCAAGCCAGCGACGTTCGGTCACCCCTGCGAGAACGGGTGTGGCAACCGGACGAGCAACGCCTACAAAGTCTGCAAGGCCTGTCGCGCGAAGTCAGCCGCATGAACGTCGAGGTTCTCGAGCGAAAGCTCTCGGACGCCCTGAACAAGTTCGCGAAGTGGCGCACCTGGTTCGCCAGCTGGCAACTGGGGACGCGCAGCGATCACGACGGTGAATGCAGCGCGGTCAAGGACCATCGTGAAGTCACGATGCTGCTTCGGGCGGAAGTCAACGCGCTGACCAAGGTCCTAATCGACAAAGGCGTCAATGACGACCATCGACTTCAGCGAGGCGCTCCTCGGAGAGGTTGAGGCGCTCGACAAGGCCTACGAGCAGCGCTTTCCGGGCGTGCGGGCAACCCTGGACGGCCTGGCATTCTCGCTGCCGGCTGCGCGCGACACGATGCAGCGCATGAACTTCAGGCCCTGAACCGCCTCGCCTTCGGCTGCGGATTCCTCGTCGGCGCCGCGCTCTTCTTCGCCGCGCTGACGCTGCACTTCATCATCACGACCTAAATCGGACGCCCGTTGGATCCCGCGAGTGGAGGCAGGTTTCCATGCCGAAACGCACCGGCGATCGCTATCGCGACGACGACGAGCCTGACGAGGACACGGGCCTTCTACAGTTGCAGGGCTACGGAACACTCGCGCAGCGAGCGAGGCGCTCCTGAAACTGAAGAAGGGGCTGGCCGTCGATGCACCGTATTGGTTCAAGGGCACGGCCTCGGCGTTTCGGAAAGAGTTGGCGGCCTTCAGTAACCGCGAGCTCATCGCACGCCACGGTGTCACCCTGCGCCAGGTGACCGGCGCCAGGGAACGCCAGGGCATCAAGCAATCACCGGATGCCAGGGGTCGCAGCTACGACGCCAGGTTCGTGACCAACCGCTTGCCAGGGCCGACGAAGCCGGCGAGTCAGCGCGACATGATCGCGATGCTCGAGGCCGCCGGCTACCGCGTGAGCAAGGCGCTGCCGCACGAACCGATCGTCAGGCTCGACGGCAAACCGGGGACGCGCTACAAAGCCGCCGTCGTCTGCTGCACCCACTTCGGCAACGTCGCCCAGCAGATCACGCACCTGCATGACTTCTACCGCTACGCCGAGTCCCAGGGCTACGAGGAATTCTGGAACGCCGGCGACACGACCGACGGCCCCGACTCGATGCATCGGGACGCGGTCCATGAGCACTTCGTCCACACGTTCGATGGCGCCGTCGACTACTGGGTCAAGAACTACCCGAAGCCGAAGAACGGCAAGACGCGCCTCATTCTGGGCAACCACGACGAGGCGTGGCTGAAGGATCCCAGCGGCAGCGACATTGGTCGTGCGGTCGCAGCTCGTCGACCCGACGTCGAGTACATCGGGCGCCGCGCGGCCGACGTCCACGTCGGTCCGCTGCGGATCTACATCATCCACGGCGCCGGCGGCGGAAGCTACGCGCGGAGCTACAAGCTGCAACGGATGGCGGAGGGGTTCCCGCCGACGCGACGTCCACAAATCCTCCTGGCCGGCAACTGGCACGTGCCCGCGCACATCCCGGGCTACATGGGGATGGAGGCGTTTATGCTGCCGAGCTTCGAGCACTCGACGCCATTCATCACCAGCCTGGGCAAGGGCGACTCGGTCATCGGTGGCCTGCTGCTCGACATCGAGCTTGGGCAGACCGGGCTTCGCGACATCAAGACGCAATGGCGGCTCTATGACGTCGCGCTGAAAGGCGATCACCCGAAGTAAGTCCCCGAGGTGCAGCGATGGACGTGGACTGGAGCTCGATCGAGGAGTTGTGTCGGACGCATTCGATCGCGCTCGAAAAGAACGACGCGATGAACCGGCCCGCCCTCGACGATGTGGGTCCGGTGATCCACAAGGACAACTGCTGGCTCGGCAAGAACTACGTCAATCAGCCAGAGATGCGAGCAAAAGGCTGTGACATGGGTTGCTTCAAAGAGGCTGCCCAGCGCCTGAAGCAGGGAGGGCAGTCGTGATGCAGCTGGCCGTAGTCTGCCAAATCGCAAACATCACGACGCACCCCGACGCCGACAAGCTGGAACTGGTGACTCTTCGCCGTCCAAACCCGCACCCAGTCGCCACGGACGACACTTACCTTTACGTCACCGTGGTCACGGGGCCTCACTACCGAATTGGGCAGCTTGGCATTCACGTTGCCCCTGGCTCTCTGATGCCGGGCTATCTGGCCGAAGAGTCCTGGCTCGTAGGTCGTGGCGGCTCCTACCGCTGGTACTTCGTTCAGACCAAGACCATGCGCGGCGTGCCCAGCCCAGGAGTCTTCTTGGGTCAGTGGTATCGCAAGGATGCCGATGATCAGCGAAGCGTTGATCGGTTTGAGCTGCAGCGATCGAGCCTCTGCCAGATTCGCGGAGATATCGGCGGGCCACTCTGCTGCATCCAGACGGCTGATCACGAGGGCGACCATCAATGGGTACCGGATACCAGCCAGTGGACCAAGTGGCGTTGCTGGCGCGACCACTGGAAACTTGGCGAGGATGTCAGCGCGTATCTCGGCATCCGCGCCGCGTGATCCCGGTCGAGGAGCACGCCTTCAATGCCGCCGTCAAGAGCTCGTTCGCGGAGGCCTCGGCCATCTGTGACGAGCGCGCCGGCCAGTACGGCGACAGCTGGGCCGTTGACAACATGCGCGGCGGCTACCTCGAGGCGACGCTCGCCTTGCCGCAACCCGCTCGACTGCGACTCGAGTTCATTCGCCTGGCGCGCTGTGCCACGATGATCGACCTCAAAGACCAGCGACCGATTGGCAAGCAGGACACCCTGCTCGACAAGCTCAACTACGAGGCCGCCTACGCCCAGTGGCGGGCCGAGTACGAGCTCGCCCTCCGTCCCGCTGATCACTGATTCCGACGTAATCACCCCAGTCACCGGCGTGAGCGCGTCGGTGCCAGCCTGCTGAGGGGCTCCGAGCAGCGATCCTGCAGCCGTCCTGCCATCGCCGCTGCAATGCCCCTCCTCATCGCCCTCGGGCCCTTCAACAGGCTGTACTGAGTAACATCGTTGCCGAGAGAGACTCCGAGTCGCAAAGGGCCAGGGCTTGAATTCAAGATGAGCAGTCGGCAGCCGCCGCGACCAGTTGATTCCGACCGCCGTCGAAAGATCTTTGGTCCGGTCTACGGAGCCGCTGCGGCCCTCATCCTCGGCGTCCTGGTCATCGTTGGCTCGATCCTCGTCCCGGCGTCGGATCCGGTCCGCTTCATCGGCCTCCTGATCGCCATCCTTTTGATTAGCGGCGGCCTCGGCCGGCTGACCCGGCGGGCCTACGAAAGGCGGAAGAAGGGCTAGCCGGCGCAGCGATCGGCGACAGGATTGGCCGTCTAGGTTCTTCGCGTCACCTTCAATGCGGCTCGAGTTTCGCACCGAGCAGCGACCCCTCGCTCTCCTCATTGCCTCAGACCCTTCAGCTGACCGACGCACCGCTCAGGAGGTAACAAATGGCTGATGTCGTGGTGGTCGATCGGACCGGATCCGGTCTTCCAATTCTCATGAAGGACGTCGGCGGCGGCAACTTGGCGCCATACTCCGGACTCATTGACGGCGCCGGGCTCAGTCCCCAGATGACTCAAGCCGGCGACAGCATCGGCAACCGGATCGGCCTGACGGTCTTCGCCATTCTAGGGGCGGTCACCGGAACGAACATCCACGACCAGATCCGAGCCGTCAATGTCATCAAGAAAGTGCAGGCCGTCGCCGTGACCGCCGGCACACCCGTGAGCATCTGGACCCCGACGTCTGGAAAGAAGTTCCGCTTGATGGCCTGGCTGTTGAGCCTTTCCGTCGCCGGCAAGATCCTCTTCGAGGACGCGACTGGTGGCGGCAACGAGTTCGCGCGGACCGCCTTGATGGCTGCCGGTGTTGGCGTGGCCTCCCCGCCGCTTGGGAACGGCTTTCTCTCGGCTGTCGCCAACAACCAACTCTTCATCGATGTCTCGGCGACGGGCAGCGTCGACGGCTTCGTTGCCGGCGTGGAGGAATAGAGAATGGCTGAAGAGATCGAGATCACCGGCATCCACGACCTGGGCGATGACGTCCTCGAGGTCGAAGCGCTGGGACCCGTTTACGACGCGACGGACGCGGACGAGAAGCCGGTCAAGGCGCGTAATCGCTATACCGCCCGCGGCTGGGTGTCGGCGCTCACGAATCACTTTGACGCCGCCGAGCTCGACGCGGACCTGGTCGACGGAAAGGTCCTGCGCGGGCTGAAAGGCGAGCGCCATCCGGATGCGAAAGCGCGCGAGATGACTCCTGCCGAGAAGCGGGAGTACTGCCTGGGGTTGCTCCGCACGCAGAATCCGGAGCTCCGCGAGAAGAAGCCACTGGCGATCTAACCGGTGGCCACCACAAAGGTCGTCACCGGGAAGGTCCTGTCGGCGGACGGCACGGCGCGAGCCAACGTCCTTGTGCGGGCGAAGCTCTCGCAAGCCGTCACGATCCCCGGAACTTCCGAGATCGTGCCGCTCGAGGTCCTCGCGACCACCGCGGCGGATGGCAGCTATAGCTTCTCCCTCTATTCGAACGGCGACCTAACGCCAGCCGGGACCTGGTACACGATCACCGAGGACGCGCATTCGGGAGACTTCTTCCAGTTCGCCGTCGTCGTTCCGCAGACCGCGGGACCGTTCCAGATGAGCAGTTTGGCAACCGTGACACCCGCCGCGCCGCCAGTCAGCGGCCACGTGTCAACGCTTCTGGTGGACGGCGCGTCGACGTTTTCCGGCCCTATGAGCCAGGGCGGCGTGGGAATCGCTGCGACCGGCGAGATCAGCGCCCTTGACCCGGCCTACGGCGCGAAGGGCGATGGTCAATGGCTAAGTGATGCGGCGATCACCAGCGGCCAGGCGGTCGTGAGCTCGCCGACGATCTCGACGGTGCTGAAGAACCCGCCGAAGATTGGCCAGCTCGTCAGCTTTGTCGGCGCTGGAGCTGCCGGCAAGCCGTTGCTGACAACCGTTCAGAGCGTAAATCTGGCCGCTGGCCAGATGACGCTAGTCGCGAACGCGCAAACGACGGTCGCCGCCAACGGCGTTGTCTTTTTCGCGACGGACGATACGGCAGCCCTCAATGCCTGGATTAGCGATCTCATTTCGAAGAAAGCAAAAGGCATCCTGCCACGCCAGAAGTACGGCTACAGCGGCACGCTGGCATTAACCGACGAGCTGTATATCGAAGGCGCCGGCGTCACGGATCTCTTCGGATCAATTGCCAGCGGCGGCAACGCAGCATGGTTCCCGACCGCGGCACCGTACCTGGGCGGAACCGTACTCTGGCAGTTTGCGGCCGCGGCGGATGCGGTCTCCATGCCTGTGGTCGGGAAGACCGTAAAGCTCAAGGACTTCGGAGTCCTCTTCGCGAATCTTTTCAACGGCGCCGGCCACGGGTTCAATCAAACCCCGTCGCCGACCTATCTCGGCGCCCTCGACACGGGCGTGACCTACGGCGAATTCGACAACCTAAAGGTCTTCGGCCACGACGGAAATCATTACGGCTTCGTCGTGAACAACCCACTCGTCAACACGTACAAGAATCTTCAGAGCATCGGCGGCGGCGCGCTGAAGATCCACGGCGAAGGTCAGAACAACTACGGCAACAGCGAGTTCGCGCACTTCAACGGGCTGGTCATCTCAGGCGGAACCGCTGATGCGATGAACATGACGGCGAGCGCCAAGAGCAAGTTGAATTTGCTCGTCTTCTTGCGGCCGGCGTTCGCGGTCTTCAATCCCGCAGCGCTGCCGGGCAATGTCGCGCCAAGCAACGCGCAGGCGATCTGGAATTCCGACGGCAACACGACTCAGGTCGTCACGATCGGCGAAGATCTGGAGTCGAACTGCGGCAGCGCGGTCACCCGTCCCGGCACGCTCTGGCAGCTTGGGAGCTACGGCGGCGGCGCCGACGTCCAGCTGCAGGGCCAGGCTGCAGCCACGATCGTCTTCCGCATTTATTGCGATTCCGGCCAGACGGCCAACATCATGGAGGTCCACAACAAGAATCTCCAGACCGCCTTCTGGATCGCGGCTGCCGGCACGGTCGGTTACCTCAAGGACCTGCTTCGCAGCCAGCACAGCGTCAACCTCAATGGCGGGACGGTCAATGTCGACCCGACGACCGGAGAGCAACAGCTCTGTGCGCTGAGCGCGAGCACGACGATCCAGATTCCCAATGGCGCGGCCGGCCAGGAGATGATTCTGGAGATCACACACGACGGGACGGCGACCGTCTACACGCTGACCTGGCCGGCAAACGTGAAGCTCGCCGGCGGCGCATTCGGCACCAATAAGGGCGGCACGAACGCTGCGAACAGCAAGGACGTCCTGGTGATCGCCAACGACGGCACGAACTGGGTCGAGAAGAGTCGGGCGATGAACCTCAGTTAAGGCGGGCGCTTCGACGGCACGCAGTTCGTGCCGATCCCGAACCGATTGACTTAACATCGACGCGGGCGCCAATGGTCGACCGCAAATTCCGTCCTGTGGCGATCGCGCTCCTAATCCTATTGGCGGTTGCCGTTGGCGTGACCATGATCGACTTCGGCGCTCGCCTGGGCCTGCTAATCCTGGTGATCGGGATAACTCTGCTCATGAGCGTAGGCGCGATGGGGCGTCTCAGGTCCTCTCTCGGCGCGGGAATCGGCTTGGTTCAATATGCCGGGCTGTGGCTTCTCGGCGCGGCAATCCTGACGATCACGTTCAGCGGATTGCGGGTCACGACATTTCTCACCGTGTCAGACCTGATCCTGTTGATCACAGCGGCGGTTCTGCTGCTGGCGATTCTCGCCGACCGAACGCCGATCATCACGACTCCGAGTTGGCTTCTTATCGGCGGCATTGGCCTCCTGGTCGCAGGGTTCCTGGCGAGCTTTACGGCCATCGATCTCGCGCATGACGTCGTGGCATCGGGTGAGTTTGCAATCGCTCTGTTGGGCGTTCCGATCCTCCTGGCGCAAGGCACCGGCAACGCGACGAGGGTGCTTTTCATCGCTCGCCTCTGGCTTCTGTCGGCGTCGGTGAATGCCACCGTCGCGCTGACGGACCTGGCGCATCTCACTTCGATCGGCACCCTCCCCGCAGGCCGGCCGACTGGCTTGACATCACATCCGAACCACGTTGGCATGATCTGCGCGATGGCAGTTCCGATCGCTCTGTATTTCCTGATCAACGCTCGTTCGATACTCTCCCGCGGGCTATATGCCGTCGCCCTCGCTCTCGTCAGCTTCGGCGCTCTGGCATCGGGCTCGAGAGCCGCAATCCTGGCGGCGTTTGCCGGCGCTATTTTGGTCCCGCTGCTTGGGCGGCGAATGTGGCGACCGGTGATAGGAATCGCAGCTGCAGCAGCGGTTCTTCTCTTCGCGACGTCGCTTGTCATCACGCCGGACCAATCTTCGCCATTGACAGCAAACCCGTTCATTGCGATTGAACGCCTAACGCACGAAGCATCGATCTCAAACAGCGACACGGCCCGACTCGACTACTACCGCACCGCGATCAGCGACTTCATCTCTAATCCGCTGACGGGGACTGGGTTCGACCTCATCCGAGACGCTCACGATATTTACCTCCAACTGTTAGAGGCTGGCGGGATCTTGGCCTTTGTTTCATTCATGGTCTTCGCGTTCGGCGCTCTTCGCTTGGGCGTGCGGCTCACCGGGAGTGACGCACTCGAGGATCCAATTCGGAATCTGGCGGCAGCGCTGACCGCCTCGCTGGCGGTGTGGCTGCTGGGCAGCTTGGTGCAGAACTTCGTGTATGACCGGTTCCTCTACGTTCCCGTAGGGCTGCTGATCGGACTCAGCCAAATTACCGCAGGGAGGATCAACCATGGCGAAAGACAAGCAGGAGACAGCATCAGTGACGGAAGCGCCGGCAGCCCCGGATGGGCCGGTCGTTAATGCCGCGCCCGTAACCGAAGAGCCATCACGCAAGGCGCTCGCCGATGGCGAATCGGTCGCCGACGTCCAGAGCCGGCTCAATGCGCTGATCGACAACCACACCAAGTGGATCGACACGCCACCGGCGGAAGGCGAAGATGGCTACGACAGCTACGATCGCGATGCCCTGATCAAGGAACGCTCGATCGCACACAACGCCCTGATCGCCATGGGCGCGCCGCGCTCCGCCTAAACGATGGCCAAGGTGCGCCTCCGTCTTCCGGCGTGGAAATTCGTCCTACGCCTGGGCTTCTCAGGGCTGAAGGCGGATCTCGAAGTCAGGGCGAAGGTTGTGCCTGAGCCGACGTTGCGACAGCTTTACCTGGAGGCGTATCGAGAGATCCGCGGCGGCCCCAGGACGGGAACGAAACTACCGAAGCCGCCGGCGATGAGGCGCACGAAATCCGGCGCCTAATCAGCTCGCCGGTCCGTGCATCGTCAGGCCTTGCCCTGAATTAGCGCACCGCGGCGGGCGTTGCCGTCGGCATCTAGCTGAGGCAGAGCAGCGACACCGAGAAGCCACCGACTACTACCACTCGGCTGAGTGGCTTGCCCTCCGTGACCAGCAACTCGAGCGAGAGCCCTGGTGCAAGCGATGCGGCGGGATCGCCACGGTGGCCGACCATGTGAAGCCTCGTCGACAGGGCGGCACGGATACGCTCGACAATCTTCAATCACTCTGTGCTCGCTGCCACGACAAGAAGCGGGCGGGGGAGGCCCGGATGCAAAAAGTTTCAAGCGATCGTCGGGGACCGGTCCCCGGCTTGGCTCAAACGCCCGCGAAATTAGCTCACCCGGGGGGTGGCCGGTAGGAATGTGGCGCGTCGCGCTCGCTTTCGGGCTCCTGGTGGCCGCCGGCAGCGGCTATGAGACCTGGGCCCTCGCCTACCGACCGAACTGGACGATCACCGAGCTCGTCAAGCGCTGGACGCACCTAGCCATCATCCTGGGCGCTGCCATTTTCATGCTCTTCGGCTACGCGCTGGGCGTCGGTGGTCGCTGATGCGCGGTCGCAAGCCGAAACCGGTCGAGCTCCGCGTCCTTCAGGGCAATCCTGGCCATCGACCGATCCCGACGAACACGCCGAAGCCGAAACCGAAGGCGCCGCCGTGTCCCGCCTTCCTCGATGACGTCGCGAAGACCGAGTGGAAGCGCGCCGGCCGCGAGCTCGAGCGGCTCGGCCTGCTGACCGGGCTCGACATGGTTGCGTTCGCTGCCTACTGCCAGCTGTACTCGCGCTGGAAGGCCTGCGAGGATATCATCCGCGAGAAAGGAATAACCGACACCATCAGTCGGCTGGACAAGGAAGGTAATGAGGTCACGCTCTTCGATCAGACGAGGCCCGAGGTCGTGATCGCGCGGCAGTCGCTGCAGCTGATCAAGGTCTACTGCGCCGAATTCGGCCTCACGCCCTCGAGTCGCGCTCGCATCACGCTTCCCGGTGCCAAGGACGAGGACCCGGACGGCGTACTGAGCTGAGCCGTGCGGCGCTGGAAGCCGCGCAACGTCAAGGAGCGCGCCGCCGCCGATCGGGCAGTTACATTCATCAGCCGTTACCTTCGGCACACAAAGGGTGTCTGGGCGGGCGTGCCATTCGATCTTCTTCCCTGGGAAGAGCAGGAGGTCGTTCGGCCGATCTTCGGCGGGCTCAGGCCCGACGGTGCCCGGCGCATCCGCATGGCCTGGGTCGAGGTAGCCAAGAAGTCTGGCAAGTCGGAAATTGCCGCGGCGATCGCTGCAACGTTGCTCTTCGCAGACGACGAGCGGATGGGCGAGATCTACGGAGCGGCGCGCGACCGCGACCAGGCCTCGATCGTCTTCAACGTGCTCGCCGAGATGGTGAAGAAATCACCAGCGCTCGCCGCCCGCGCGCAGATCATCCGGTCGACGAAGCGAATCCTGGTCACCAAGGGCGCCTCGGCCGGGAGCTTCTATCAGGCCCTTGCGGCCGATAGCGATAGCGCCGATGGCGTTAATCCCTCCGGCATCATCTTCGACGAGGTCCACCGGCAGCCTAATCGCCGGCTATGGGACGTCCTCAACGACAGCACCGCAGCGCGCCGGCAACCTCTGGTCTTCGCCATCACCACGGCCGGCTACGACCGCGAGAGCCTGGCCTGGCAGGAGCATGAGTACGCGCGCAAGGTGCTCGAGGGGAACCTCGACGATCCGACGTTCTGGCCGGTCATTTATGCGGCCGCGCCCGACGATGACTTCCGGGATCCGAAGGCCTGGAAGAAGGCGAGTCCGAGTCTCGGTATCACCGTGCCGCTCGAGTTCTACGAGCAGCACGCCAAGCGGGCCGAGCAGGAGCCGGCCTACGAGAACACATTCCGTCGGTTCTTCCTGAATCAGTGGGTGGCCCAGGAAGAACGCTGGATGCCAATGGAGGCCTGGGATAAGTCGGCCGGCATCTTGGGCGCGAAGGAGCTCGAAGCCCAGCTGGCGAACAACGGCTGCTTCGCCGCCCTGGACCTGTCGCAGCAACGCGACCTCACGGCCCTCTCGCTGATCTTTCCTCCGTACAGCGATCCGCAGAGCGGCGAGTACCGGATGCTGACGAAGTTCTGGATCCCCGCGGAGAACGTCGAGGCCAGGATCCGCCAGGACGGTGTGCCCTACGACGTCTGGATCCGCGAGGGTTGGATCAAGACCACGCCGGGCAACGTGCTTGACTACGCGACCATCGAACGCGACGTCCGCGCCGAAGGCATGCGCTACGGGATCCAGGAGATCGCCTTCGACCCGCACTTCGCCTGGCAGATGGCGCAGCAGCTCGCTGGCGCCGGCTACGTGATGGTGCCCTTCCGCCAGGGCTTCGAGACGATGAGCACGCCGACGGCGGACCTGCTCTCGCTGGTGCGGGAGCGGCGCCTGCTGCACGGCGGCAACCCGGTCTTGCGCTGGATGGCGGACAACGTGGTCGTCGAGCAGGACGTCGGCGGCCGCTGGCGTCCATCGAAGCGCAAATCAACGAAACGCATCGACGGTATCGTCGCCGCGATCATGGCCCTCGATCGCGCGGAGCGGCATCTCTTCGGTGATGAGCAGGAGCCCGACGAGGACCTCCTGGTCTACGACGACCCGGTGACGATCGGGCCCGACTTCTGATTCCGCCGGAATCACTTGAACAAACGGAGGCAACCGATATGGCCCAGCTCCTCGTTCGGCGTGCGAGCTTCGATAGCGCCTGTGCAACCCTCTACCAGCTGCTCGTCGACACCAAGACCGACATCACCGGGGCCGACTCCGATTCGGTCGAGCTCCGTCGCCTGCGGGACCGGATCCGGCATGGTCTGACCGCTATGGGTCTGCCCGTCAAGGGTTCCGAGCTCTAGGCCGGTAGGTGGCAGGCCTGCAGGAGCTGATCGAGGTCGCGGCCGGCCTGGCCGAGGCCTCGGGCAGCCAGGTCGAGTTGCGGGAGCGCCTCGCCGAGCTCGAGCTCTCCATCGAGGACCAGGGCTGGACGCGGCTCACCACGGTCCTCGACCGTGAATTCTCGCGCGCCGGCCTCAAGCGTGCGACGAAGATCGCGCGCCTCATGTACCTGAGCAATCCGCTGATCCGTAATGCGGTCAACGTTCAGGCGAACTACGTCTGGGGCCAGGGCGTCAACGTGCGGGCCAAGGCTGCGGTGGTAAATGGCGTCGTGCAGACCTTCCTCGACCTACCGCACAACCGTCGAGAGTTCACCGGTCAGACAGCTCGCCTTCTCAAGGAGATTGAGCTGCAGCTGGCGGGCAACCTGTTTCTCGCTCTGTTCACGCAACCGAGCACTGGCACGGTCCGGACACGCTCGATCGACCCTGAAGAGATCGACGACATCGTCACCAATCCCGATGACAGTCGGGAGCCTTGGTACTACCGGCGGGTCTGGAGCCAGGCGACATGGAACGATGAAACCGGCGCTTGGGCCTCGAGCTCGCCGCAGGTCGCCTACCATCCGGACTGGCTGCACCCGCTCCTTCACGCAACGCCGAGGCCAGCCAAGATCGGCGAGAAGGACATTGTCTGGGATGCGCCCGTCTATCACCTCAAGGGCGGCGCGCTCGACACTATGCGGTTCGGTGCGCCGGAGATCTTCGCGGCGTTGGACTGGGCGCGCGCCGTCAAGCAGGACCTCGAAGACTATGCGACCATTCGCCGGGCCTTGACACGGTTCGCCTGGACGCTGACCCGCAAGGGCGGGAAGCAGGCAGTCGCCGCGGCCAAGGGAAAGCTCGAGAGCAACATCGCCGCCGGCAATGACATGGAGACCAACCCACCGCCGGTGACCGGCAGCACCTTCGTGCAGAGCGAAGGCGTGCAGCTGCAGCCACTGAAGACGGGCGGCATGGCGCCGAGCCCGGACGAGGGACGCCGTCTCTGGCTGATGGTCTCTGGCGGCGTCGGGATCCCAGAAGCCATGATCTCGGGCGACTCCGCGCAGGGCAGCTGGGCGACGGCGAAGTCGTTGGACAGGCCGACCGAGCTCAAGATGCGCAATCGCCAGGAGATGTGGCGCGGCACGCTGCGCGACATCCTCAACTACGTGATCGACGAGGCGGTGCTGGCCCCGAACGGACCGTTGAAGGGCCGGCTGGTCATCGATAAGTACACGGGCGAATCCCATGTCGAGATCGGGCCCCGTCGCGAGCCGATTGATCGCCGTCTCGACATCGATTTCCCCGACATCCTCGAGCGCGACGCCCTGGCGCGCGTCCAGGCGATCGCCACGGCGACAACCCTCAACGGCCAGACGCCGGCGGGCGTTCTTCGTCCGGAGACCGTTACCGAAATGACGCTGCAGGCGCTCGGCCAGGACAACATCGACGAGGAATTGGCCCGGATGTATCCCGACGATCCGGATCCGGCCGCGCCGCCGCCAGGCGCCGTCACGAGCGAGACCATCCATCGTGACCTAGGCCGTATCGAGAGCCTGCTGGAGCGCTCCGGTCAGTTCTCGAACGAGACCATGGCGAGGTTCCACCAGGCGATCGCCGCGGTCGCGGACCGGCCGATCGTTGTCGAGAACAAGCTGCCCGAGATTCCTCCTCATGTGCCGATGAAGAAGCAAACCAAGTTCATTACCGAGACCCGCGATGGCGTCAAGAACGTCATCGTCGGGAAGGAAGAGATCGAAGTTCCGGTCGAGACGTCGCCCAACGGCCACGGAGCCAAATAGATGCCCATCTCAGCCGCGAACCTCAAGTGGTACCTCTCCGGCGGTGCAGGCAATGCCGATCCGAACGCATCCCTCGGCGGCGCCCGGTCGACGACGCTGGTGGGCGCCGGCCTGAACAACCTTTTCGATGACGTAACCGGCGACGAGGCCGCGGCGGGGTTCACCGACTACGTCTGCATCTACTTCAGGAACGAGGATGCCAATGCGAACGGTCTGCTGGCGCCTCTCAAGCTCTGGATCGACCAGCAGACGACGGCGAGCGGCGACGACATTTCGATTGGGGTGGATCCGGCTGGCAAGAATGCTGCGGCGACCACCATCGCCAACGAGACAACCGCGCCGGCCGGCGTCGTCTTCTCGGCGCCGCTGACGAAAGCGACGGGGATCGATCTTCCGGGCGCGCCGTATGCGCAGAACGACTACGTGGGCGTCTGGATCAAGCGTGTCGTGAACGTGGGCGCGGCCAGCGATCCGAACGACCAGGCGAGCATTCGCGTCGAGGGTGACTCGGTCTAATGCCGCGCGGCGACGTCCAACTCGCTCCGGATAGCACCGGAAAGTTCGTCACGACCTACCAGGTGACCCGGATCGATCCGGGCAGCGGCGCGCCGATTACCGAGCAGCAGCAAATCATCTCGATCGTCGATGAAACCGGCAACGTCATCGATCTCTCCGGGATTGCGATCCAGATGCGGATGCTTCGAATGCTGCAGCGGATCGCCGGCGCGCTCGAGCAGGGCATGGATCTCGGCGTGAATCTGGCCGACGAAGACCAGGTCGAGGACGCCCTCGAGATCGACAACTCGAACACGGCAGTCTCGTAAAGGAGAAGAGGCATTGGGAAAGTTCAAGATCATCGGCGGCGGCCAGGGCGCCATCTGGCAGGCGGCGGAGGCAGGGGTTGATGGCTTCGGTGCGCTGAAGACCTCACCGCGGCCTCTCGACCACACCTCGCCCTACGTCATTCTCGGCCACTACCGGGCCAACCTGATCACTGGCGCCACGACGGTGTTGGCGGCCAATGCTCCGATCGCTGCGATGCGATGGGGAGATACCTCCCGCTACTTCGTTCTGATGAGTCTACGGGCGAGCGCCGGGATCACGACCGCCTTCACGGCCCAACAGGCTCTCGATATTGAAGCTGTCATTGCGCGACAGTTCACGGTGGCGGATACGGGCGGCACCGCGGTTTCCCTTGCGTCACCCAATCAAAAGAACCGGACAAACATGGGAGCTCCCCTCGTCACCGACTTGCGTGTCGCCGCGGCCGTTGCGCTCACCCCCGGCACGCGCACGCTCGATGCTGTCGGCTTTGGTGGAGGCTACTTTGTCAGCCAGGGCGCATCGGGCGCTGCCTTCTTGGGCGGCCTGCCGGCGATCGACCTCTACAAATGGGATTCACCGGGCCAGCACCCTGTCGTTTTAGGGAAGGACGAAGGGATCATCGTGCGGTTGCCCACCGTCCAGGGGGCGGCCGGCGTTGTGAAGTACTTCATGACCTGGGAGTGGGCTGAGGTCGTCGCCTTCTAAATGCTGATCGCGCTTCGCTCGCTATATGAGCGAACGCCGGTCGGAGCCTCGCGGGCCGTGTCATGGGAGATCCATCCCGCGCCGGTTGGGAAGTCGCTTCCCGCGTCGTGGCGAATTGCCAACGCCATCGGCAGCAGTCGATCATTCTCGTGGCGCCTGCTCAACGCGGTGGGCGCGTCGCGCACGATCACCTGGCGAATCGCCGCCGCAATCGGGAGCTCCAGAAATCTCTCGTGGCGGCTGCTGCAACCGATCGGGGCGAGTCAAGCGCTCTCGTGGCGTCTCATCCAGGCGATCGGTGTCAGTCGATTCGCCAGCTGGCGCCTGAACTTTGTGCCGGCGCAGGCGGGTATCGTCGGCGGAGGCGGACCAATCCGCGCGGCCGAACCGCCGGAGGCGCCTGCACAAGCTGTGCCGGTCACCGCCGAGCTCTCGATGACCTGGCGGATCCGGACCGTGACGGCCTCGCCGCCGTGCCGACTCAGCTGGCGCCTCAAGGGGCGCGTGGTTGCTCGCCGGCGAACTGCGTGGCGGCTCCGACAGACGGTCTTCTCCCCGCGATCCGTTGACTGGGGCCTTCGAACCGTCCGCGAAGCCCGGCTTGACATCGAGATCGGTCATGAGCTCCGAATCCGCGGGACCACGAACTACCGAATGGCGCTGGCTGACTTGGATCCCGACCTCGAGCTCGTCGCCTGACAGGGGGAAAGGAGTCCCAATGTCGTTTTGGCAGTGGCTCGCGCATGTCTTCGGACTCGATAACCTCTCCGGCCCCTTTTATGGCTTCTGGTCAGGCGTCGGGAGCGATCTCGGCGAGCTAACGATCATCGGCGCCGCGCTCTCGATCTATTGGCGCCACACCTGCCACGTGAAGGGCTGCTACCGAATTGGTCGGCACTCCGTCGAGGGCACGCCGCACGTCGTCTGTCGAAAGCACCATCCGACCGGTGAACCAACGCACGAAGACATCCTTCGTCAGCACAAGGAGGCCCGCTAAGTGGCAAACCTCGCTCTACGTCAAGCAGATTTCGCGGCCGCGGTCGCGGCCATGCAGACGGTCATCACGAATTCGGAGGCCGACATCGCCGCCGGTGACAGCGACGCATTCGAGATCGGCCGCCTTCGCGATCGCGTCCAGAGCGCGGTTGTCGAGCTGGGGATCCTCAGCGGGGGCATCGACCAGCCGGGCAACTAACCCTGTAATGACGGATGTTGTCGAACGGTTTCTGAGGAAGATCGATTTCAATAGCAGCCCGAATGGCTGCTGGGTCTGGATGGCGTCAACAAGGCGGGATGGCTACGGCCAGTTCGGTATCGGCAAGCAACTCGGTTTCTCTCAGCCCGTCACCGTGGCTCATCGTGTTGCCTACGTAATTTTTGTTGGGCCAATTCCCGAGGGTCTAACCCTCGATCACCTCTGCCGGAATCGGCAATGCGTGCGTCCGGCCCATCTCGAACCGGTGAGTCGATCGACGAACGTGCTGCGCGGCGTGGGCCTCGCAGCCGTGAATGCGGTCGCGACCGCATGTGCGAAAGGGCATCCGTTCAACGCCGCCAACACATACGTCCGTCCCGAGGGATGGAGAGACTGCCGCAGTTGCAAGCGGATGCGTCAGAGCAATTACCTAGAGCGCCTGAAGGAGGCCGCATGAAGAAAAAGACTCGCGCTGCGGCGATCGCCGTTCATCACACCGAAACCACGGATACGGCCTGGGATGCCGGCGCGGCGGAGAAGGCGCTGGGTGACAGTCCGTCGGCGGCGGTCATCCGCGCGGAGTATGCATGGATCTCTGACAGTGCCGGCGACACGCCGACAAAATCAGATGGGAAATTCCCTCATCACGAAGCAGCTGACGGAGCTGTGGGTGATGCCAACACGAAGGGCTGCTCAGCCGGCGTGGCGGTGCTCAACGGCGGCCGCGGCGGCGCGGACATCCCTGATGGCGATCGCCAGGGCGTCTACGATCACCTGGCCGCTCACCTCAAGGACGCCGGCGTCGATGAGGTGCCGAAGCTCGAGTCGGCCACCGAGGCGGTCAGGCGTCGCCTGCAGGCCGGCATCGCCAAGCTGACCGAGGCCGGCCGCACGTTGTCAGCATCCAACGAAGAGAAGCTCCGGACCGCGCTGAGCAATCTACAGGCTGTCCTCGACACGCTCGAGCCCGACGGCAACGGCGGCGACAGCGAGCCCGCCTCGGCTGATGAGGCGGCCAAGCGGAAGATCGCCGAGGCCTACTCTGCCTCGGCCTGGGACGCGAGCGACGGCGCCTACATCCTGGCGCAGCTGCTCTCGCTGATCAGTAGCGAGTCGGATGAGCCCGACCAGGTCGCCATGCTGACCGACGCCTTCAACTCGGTCAGCAAGTGGATCGCCGCCGAAGTGGCCGAGATCGCGACGCCCGATGACCTCGAGGACTCGACCATGATTCCGTGGGAATCGCTGCGCAAGCAGCTCCCCGCGGGCGCGCAGCGGATCCGGGAGGGCGCCACGCGCGTCGCCGGCGACGTCGTGCAACTGCTCGAGAAGGCGGTCGGCGACGACGGGACTGTGCCGATCAAGATCATCCAGCCCGGCTGGGGCGCGTCGGGCTACTACCCGGCGGCGGTGCTCGAGCGCGACGGCCCGAAAGTCTTCGCGGCCGGCACCAAGCAGTTCTGGGACCACGCCACGCTCACCGAGGACCTCGAACAGCCAGAGCGCTCGCTGCGTGACCTGGCCGCCGTGCTGGTCAGCGACGCCCGCTACGAGGCGGACGGACCCTCGGGGCCCGGACTCTATGCCGAGGCGAAAGTCTTCAGCGAGTTCGCGCCGGTGCTCGAGGAACTGGCGCCCTACATCGGGGTATCGATCGCCAGCCTGGCGATGGCCTCGCAGGGCGAAGCGGAAGGCAAGCGCGGCGTGATCGTCGAGCGGCTGATCCCGGATCCGCTCAATTCCATCGACTACGTGACCACACCTGGAGCTGGCGGCCAGGTGTTGCAGCTGTTCGAAGCGGCTCGCCAGCGCCAGCAAACATCTCGTAACCAGGAGGTTGGTATGGATCCGACGATCGAAGAGTTGAAGAAGCGGCGCGAGGCGGAGAAGCTGCGGGCCGACCGGCTCGAGGAGGCGCTCATTTTGCGTGACGCCAAGGACCTCGTTCGGGTGAAGCTCGCCGCGGTCACCGCGGTGCCCGACGTCACCAAGGCTCGGCTCGCGCGCACCCTGGTGGCCAATCCGCCCGTCAAGGACGGCAAGCTCGACGGCGAAGCGCTTGGGAAGGCGGTCGACGAGGCCGTTGCCCAGGAAGCCGAATACCTGGCGCAGGCCGGCGCCGGCCGGGTGCGTGGTTTCGGCCCGAGCAAGCCAGGCGGCGGCGATGGCGACAACAAGGAGCTCGTCGGGGCGTTCTCGCGCCTCGGTCTCAGCGAATCTGCGGCGAAGACCGCCGCGCAAGGGAGGCAGTAAGCCATGGCTGGCAACCGGACTCGTATTTTCGGGCGGCGCCTGAACCTGGCCGTCACTGACGGCGGGGTGAACTCGGGCGATCCGTGCCTTGTTGGCCAGATCTCCGGCGTCGCGGAGACGCCCAAGGACGCCAACGGCAACTGCATCGTGTCCCGCGAGGGCGTCTACAACCTGAGCGTGAAGGGCACGAACGGCGCCGGCGTGGCGGTGGCCGTGGGTGACAAGCTCTTCTACACCGTCGCCAACACGCCAAAGATCGACAAGACCGCCTCGGGCGTCTTCTTCGGCTACGCCCTGGGCACTGTCGGCTCGGGCGCGACGGCGACGATCCCGGTCGATCTCAGCGGCGGCAGCTTTAGCTAAAGAGGGAGGTCACAAACACCAGCCATGGAATTTCTTGACGTCATCGACACCATCCAGGCCGAGGAGGCCTCGGTCCAGCGGCTGTTCGCTGGGGAGGGCGCGCGCGTGCGGAATGGCCATCGCGGGCCAGACTACGCGCGCAGGCTCACCGAGACCGCCAAGTTCGTCGCCGAGATCTACGAGGGACGCCGGCCGCTCTACCACCTCCGTGAGGCGCTGGGCACCGCCGATTTCCCGCTGCTCTTCGGCGACGTCATCGACCGGCAGCTGCTGGCTCGGTATGCGGAGACGCAGCCGACCTACACCAAGTACTGCAAGGTCGACCGCACCATCCCGGACTTCCGGACGGTGAAGCGCTTCGCGATCGATGGCTCCGAGGCGGTGTTGCCGGCCGTCGGCCAGCTCGAGGAGTACCCCGAGTCGAAGCTCTCCGACACCGTGTACAGCTACACGGTCGGGAAGTTCGGCCGGAAGGTCCCGCTGATGTGGGAGTCGATCATCAACGATGACCTCGGTGCCTTCCGCGATCTGCCGGACCGTCTCGCCCGGGCCGCGCGGCGCTCGGAAGAGAAGTTCGCGACCCAACTTTTCGTCGACGCCAACGGCCCGCATGCGTCGTTCTACACCGTGGGCAACGCGAACAAGATCAACCCCACGAACGCGGGCGGTAACTTCACCGTCGTGAACCCCGCGCTCTCGATCACCGGGCTGCAGGAAGGCTTTGCCGTTCTGGCCAACCAGAAAGACGTCGACGGCGAGCCGATCGAGATCGACGCCGTCCACCTCGTGGTTCCGCCGGCGCTCGAGGTTGTCGCGCTGAACATCCTCCACGCGACCGAGCTGTGGATCGTCGGCGATGGCGGCGGCGGCACGGCCAACCAGCAGGTCCACGTGGCCAACTGGATGCGCAACCGGTTGACCCTGTCGGTCAACTACTACATCCCGCTGGTCGCGACGACCAACGGAAACACCAGCTGGTTCCTCATCGCGGATCCGGCCTCTGGACGTCCGGCGCTCGAGATGGGCTTCCTGCGCGGGCACGACACGCCCGAGATCTTCATGAAGGAAGCGAACTCGATCCGCGTCGGCGGCGGGTCGATCGATCCGAGCCAGGGCGACTTCGAAGCCGATGCCGTGACCTACAAGATCCGGCACGTGTTCGGCGGGGCCCGCGAGGACTTCCGCGTCACCGCGGCCAGCAACGGCGCCAACGCCTAACGTGGCGAGCTCGAGGCGACTCGGCCTGCCGGAACCCATCAGCGACCTGAGCGGGGTTGCGGCACGGCTCGACATTCTCATCGATCAGCAAGACGAGATCCTGGCGGCCCTCACCGGCCGCCAGGCCTCGCCGCCTTCGGCGCTGGGCACCATTCGGGTGCGCGAGCCAGAGATGCCGTCGGCGGCCAGCTCGGCCGCGCCATGGCCAGTAGATTCCGGAATCAAGGGGCGACGACGCCGAGGGAGGTAGTCCGTGAGCTTCACTTACGACGCCTCCACGCCGGCGGGCAAGGTCCGGCTGCTCTGCACCGATCGCGACTCGAATAACCAGGCCTTCCAGGACGACGAGATCCAGGCGTTCCTCGATCTCAATGGCCAGAGCATCATCCTGGCGGCCGCGCAGGCGCTCGACCAGCTGGCCTCAAACGAGGCCTTTATCCAGGGCAAGATCAAGCTCGAGAACCTGGAGACCGACGGTACCGCGCTGGCGGCCGCCCTCCGGGCCCAGGCGGACAAGCTGCAGAAGCAGTACGCCGAGGGCATCGGTGATCCGACGGATCCAGGCTATGACTATGCCGAGCAGCTGCTCGACGTCTTCAGCGAGCGCCAGATCTGGATCAACCGCAGCCTGCGGCAGCAGATCTAATGCCCCGCACCTCGATCGTTGACCCGCGGATGCCGGCGAGGCTACGCCAGCGGTTCCTCAACACGCCGGTCACCATCCAGCAGTATGTCGATGTCCCGGACGGCGCCGGCGGTTCGGCGCGGACCTGGGTGACCTACAAGACGGCCAAGGCAGCCATTACCTCGAGGCCTGTCCGTAAAGAACCGCCCACTGGCGAGCGGCTGCAGCTCGAGATCATCCACTTCGTGGTCGTCGAGTACGACAGCGGAATCACGGCCAAGATGCGGGTTCTCGAAGGCGTCCGGATTCTGGAGATCCTGGGCATCGAGGACTTCGGTGAGCAGAAGCTCTTCCTGGGGCTCGATTGCCAGGAGCGGGGCCAGGTCTCGACCGCGCCCTGGGACGCATGAGCACGCGCATCGTCGACCTCACCCCCGAGGTTCTCAAGATGATCGAAGTCAACGCGGTACGTGGCGTCCAGAAGGCCGCCGACGTGGTGCTGCGCGAGGTCGAGTCTCGCACGCCCGTCAATACCGGCGCCGGCGAACGGAGCTATCACGTCGCCACGGATCCGGACGATCCGACCAAGGCCTATGTCACCAACACCGATGCGACGTCCTACCTCAAGTACGTCGAGCAGGGGACCAGCAAGATGGCGGCCCGGCCGCACATGGTCCCCGGCGCCGAGGCCGCGAGCAACGAGGCAACGGCCGCGCTGGCGGAAACCCTCAGGGAAACCGTCTGAGTGGCGGCCCCGCTCTACGCCGTCCAGCAGGCCATCTTTACGGTCTTGACCGGCGACTCCACCCTGTCGGGCAAGGTGCAGGGCGTTCTTGACAACGTCCCTGACGAGCAGGCCTTCCCCTACATCGTGATCGGGGCTGCCGTCGCCACGCCGGATGACACCCACGACCACGAAGGCTGGCAGATTGTCTGCCCGATCGATACCTGGAGCCAGGCGCGCGGCAACAAGGAAGTGGAGTCGATCCAGGCCGACCTCGATCGTCTGCTCCACCACCAGGTCCTGCCGGTGAGCGGCGCGACCTGGATCTATTCGCGCTGTGACTACGCGGAGCCAATCCGGGATCCCGACGGCATCACGCGCCACATGAACGCCCGCTACCGGATCTGGGTGCAGGTCCCCTGAAGGAGGTCCTCGTGGACGAAGCAACCGAGGCTCCGGCCTCTCCGACTGCCTATTACGACGTCGGGACGTGGCGCGGCCTGCCGCACTACGAGTGCCGGCGGTGCCCCGTCGACGCGCTCGACCAGGTCGCGATCGAGATGCACCTGATGCGCGATCACCCCGAGCTCTTCGAGAAGCCGAAGCCCCCACCCCCGAGCGAAAACGACGGCGAACCGCCGGCGCCGATTCCGGCGGAATCATCCGAGCAGGAGGCCTAGATGCCCCGTACAGTCCTGACAAAGACGCTCGTGCCCGTCGAGGTCGGCATCGTCGCCGGCACGGCGGTCACATGGACCGCGGCCGACGTCGGCAACCTCAATCAGTTCCCATTGACCGGGACCGAGATCGTGATCGCCTGGAACACTGATGGCGCCGGCGCGCACAACGTCACGATCACCTCGGTCGGCGACGCCAAGGGTCGGAAGGGCGATATCACGACCGACAGCGTCCCGACCAACGGGTTCAAGGTTTACTGCCGGCACTCGGTCGATGCCTGGCGGCAGACCGTCATGCGTGATCACCCCGAGCTCTTCGAGACGCCAAAGCCCGCGCCCCAAAACGAAAACGACGGCGAGCCGCCAGCGCCGATTCCGGCGGAATTATCCGAGCAGGAGGCCTAGATGCCCCGGACAACCCTCACCAAGACATCCGTGCCCACCGAGGTCGGCATTGTGGCCGGCACTGCGGTCACCTGGACCGCAGCCGATGTTGGCAACGGTAACCAGTTCCCATTGACCGGAACGGAGGTCGTCGTCGCCTGGAATACCGATGGCGCCGGCGCGCACAACGTCACGATCACCTCGGTCGGCGACGCCAAGGGTCGGAAGGGCGATATCACGACCGACAGCGTCCCGACCAACGGGTTCAAGGTTTACTGCCGGCACTCGGTCGATGCCTGGCGGCAGACCGACGGCAACCTCTACCTGTCGGCCGACAACGCCTTGATCAAGTTCGCGATCCTGCAGCTGCCCTTCTGAGCGGCGGGAACCACAAGGAGGTATAGATGTCCAACGCGGTTTTCGCACGCGGCACGCTGCTCAAGATCGACGATGGCGCCGGCAACTACACGACCATCCCCGAGTGCATGAACATCAAGGGCCCGGCCCTGGTCCTGGACACGGTCGACGTGACCAACCATGACAGCCCGTCCGGTGCCAAGGAGTTCATCGGCGGCCTTCTCGATGGCGGCACAGTGACGGCGGACATCAACTTCCAGCCGAGCAACGCCGTGCACAAGCAGCTCTACGGCGACATGTTCAACCGGGTCAAGCGCAACTTCAAGCTGGTCTACCCGGACACCTCGACCGACACCTTCGTCGCGCTGGTCACGAAGTTCGATCCGAGCGCCAGTGAGAAGGATCGCCTGCTGACCGCGCTCGAGCTGCGCATCACCGGCTGGCCGACCCTGCCGTGAACGAGGCTCAGGCCTATCCCCTGGTCGACGTCGACCTGGGGGACGGCGTTCCGCGTCGCTTCAAGTACACCGGCCTGGCGGCCATCCGCCTCAAGCAGGCGTTGGGCAAAGCCGTCGGCAGCATCGGCGACCTCAAGAACGTCGACGAGGCCGATCTCATCTACCTGGCCTGGGCGCTGCTCCTGCACGAGGAGCCGCGGATCACTCTGGACAAGGTCGCCGACCTCATCGATATGAAGCGGCTGGCAGAGATCGGTTTGAAGATCGGCGAAGCCCTGCGCGCCGCCTTCACGGAGGATGAGGGCCGCCCTTTAGGACGGAAGAGGCGCCGGAGCCGGACTGGCTAAGAGCCTGGGCGGTCGCTCGGTGCGACGGCCAGCTGAGCGACGAAGCCTTCTGGAACCTCACGCCGGCGCAGTACGACGCCTTCTACGGCCGCCTCGAGGAACGGGAAAAAGACGCAGACTTCCGCGTTGGCCAGCTGGCCGCCGTCATGGCCAGCACGCTTTCTGGCAAGTCCTTTAGCCCATCGGACTTCTTTCCGCGGCTGAAGGAGCAGGACGACGTCGCGACTGACCACGGCGACTCGCCTGAACAACTGAAGGCGCGGATGGGATACCTGCGGATGGCCATGGAGGCCCGCGCCGCTCAACAGGAGGGAAAGTCATCCCCGGTGGAATAGCACTCGGCAACATGACGTGGGACGTCACTGCCAACCTGGCGCCCCTAAGGAAAAACCTCGCCGTCGCGAAGAGCGAGGTCGCGCTGGCAGGCAACAGCATCGCCAGCTCGAGCGGAGTCAAGAACCTCGAGAAGGATGTCACCGGACTGGGCAAGAGCGCCGCCGGCGGGATCCCGATCCTCGGCTCACTTGGCAGCTCCATCGGCGGACTCCCGCTACCCGCCTTGGCTGCGGCCGCTGCCCTTGGTGGCCTGGTCATAGCCGGCAAATCCATGGTGGAGATCTCTGATAGGTGGGAAGCAGCGCAAGCCGGCCTCAAGCAGGCCACGACGGCGACCGGAGGAAATTACGCCGAAGCCCGGTCCGAAGTTGACAAGTTCATCGCCAGCAATCGCAGGTTCATCCCGAACCAGGCGGAGGTCGTCGACAGTTTTGCCGCCCTGACTCGGCAGCTGGGCCCAACAGGTCGGGTAACGCAGGACCTGAACCTAGCGCTCGACCTTGCGGCCATCAAACACATCAGCCTGAAGGATGCGACCACCGCGCTACAGCAGGCCGAGGCCGGTCGCGGCCGGGCGCTGCTGACGCTGGGGATCCAGATGAAGGATTATCCCGTGCTGATGGAATCGCAGCACCAGGCCGATGTCAAGCTGGAAGCCGCCGAGAAAGCGGTCGAGAAGGCGACGTTGGCCCACACCGCTGCCGTGAAGGCTCACGGTCCCCACAGCGCCCAGGCGCAGTCTGCCGCAGTCGCTCTAGCAGCGGCGAACGTGAAACTGGCAGAGGCGCACAACTATGCAAAGGACCGCGCTACGGCCTCTGCGGAGATTCACGATCTTCTCGAGAAGAAGCTGAAGGGCGGTCGGGAGACGACCGAGAGCCTTCAACAGAGCATGAACCAGCTGGGCAACGTCTGGCAGACGCTCTCGGAGCGGGCTGGTCCAGGCGTCACGAAAATTCTTGCCTTCATGATCGACCAGTTCACCGCGCTTGTTGGATTGATCTCTGACGCTGTCGGCAAGGTCATGGACCTGATCGACTGGCTGGGCAAAATCAAGCTGCCTTCGATCAGCCTGCCATTCGGTATCGGCGGGCCGAGCCGCGACTCAACGCACCGCGCCCTCGGCGGCGACGCGTTGCCAGGGCGAACCTATACGGTCGGCGAGAGCGGAACCGAGACCCTCGTGATGGGCCAGCAGGGCGGCTACATCATTCCTCACGGCGGCGGCAGAGCGGCCGCTCCGATCCATATTCACATGGACGGCATCTACGCCGGCGACGGGCCGAGCCTGGACATCTTGGCCAACAAGATCGCCCTCAGGCTGGGCTATGCAACTGGAAGATAGCTGAATGGCGACGCTCGCGGTTGAGACGTCGCCAGGCAGCGGGGTGTATGCCGACCTAACCGGCTATCTGCTTCATGGCAGCCTGACGCTCAAGTTCAATACGATCGACTTCTCGCTGATCGATCCGCCCTTGACGGCCTGTCAGCTCACCGCAGCGATCAAGACCACCAATCCGGCCTGGAATGGCACGGTCGCGACGCGCATCAGTTCTGATCCTGTTGACCGGGTTGGGCATTACACACTAACGGTGACCGGGACGAACACCAATGTGTTGCCGAACGACACCGCGCCTTTTGACCTGGCCGACGTTTCAGTCCCCGCGACACTCGGCGATTACCTGCTTGAGTCCGGCAGCGGTCACTATCTGCTCGAAGATGGCACCGACTGGGCGCCAGGGGCATACCTGCTCGAGCAGCCATATTCGAAGGGGTACTCGGGACTTTCGGTCCAGACCACGGTTAGCACCACGCCGGGAGGACCGCCGACCACGCTGGGCCAGGCTCGCGTCGTCGCCCCAGGCCTGCGGCCCGGCAACCAATTCCGTTTGACCTCAGCCAACCAGGGCTATAGCGCCGCCCCGTTCCGGATCACGCAGGTGACCACCCGCTGGCCGGGTCGGGCCACCGACCCGCTGTTCGATATCGAGTTCGGCGACACGCCGCAGACGCTCGCCCAATGGAGCAGCGTCACAGCACCTGCCATTGCTACGCCCGTGGCGCCTGTGACCCCGCCAGCGCCGGCATTTGTGCCCGCCGGGATTGCCGGCAACTACGGCGGGGCCAGTACCGGGCACACGCTCTATCCCATGGGCGGCGGCATTGTAACCCTCGCCAGTGCCAGCTTCTCGGTGAGCGCGCCGAGCGGTCACTCATTGACGGTGCAGCTCCAGGGTGCCATTGACGCGAGGATGAGGAACTGGGACAACTACGTGGCGGCGCCGCGGCGCGCCGTCCGAGCGGTCATCTCAGGCGGCATCTACACCGGGGCCTGGCAAGAACTCCCATTCGGCCTCACGCGAGCGATCTACGACCTGAGCTCGGCCGCTGGCATCGCGCTCCCAAGCGGCACCTACACGGTGTCACTGCAGATCATCACCACGGAGTACAACCAAATGGAAGTTTTTAGCGGATGGGCTCAAGCCGCGGTCAGCGTGGTCTGACGTATGGCTGACACTAAGATCAGCGGGTTGGCCGCTGCGGCGGCCTTCTCGCCCTCAACCACCCAAGAGTTCCCGATTAATGATGCTGGAACCTCCCACAAGCTCAGCGCCGCGCAGCTCGCCGCCTATTTTCCGAACGGAACGCAGGGAAGCAGCTGGTATGCCCAGGTCACTGCCAACCAGACGCCCATTACGGCCCTGGTTGACCTGACCAGCCTCACCGTGACCGTGACTGTGCCGGCGGGGCGCCGACTAAAGATCACGGGTTACGGCATCCTCTCATCCAGCGTCGCGGATGACAATGCCAGCATCAGCATCGTGGAAGATGGCACGACTGTGCAGACGGCCTCCGTAACGCTGCGACCGGTGGGCAATGGCGTGGTCTGCATCCCGCTGGTGGTGCGGACTCCAGCGGCCGGCACCCACACCTACAAACTCCAAGCCGCGCGTGGCAATGGGACCGGCAACATCACGCTCAACGCGGGCGCGAGCCAGCCAGCCTTCATTCTCGTCGAGGACATTGGCACATGA